AGTTCAGGAGGCACCTGCTCAAGCACCTGCAGTTCAGGAGGCACCTGCTCAAGCACCTGCAGTTCAGGAGGCACCTGTTCAGGCACCTGCAGTTCAAGAGTTTGTACCGGCAACACCCGATACACCTATTGATTTCGCAGCTCAAAATTTCGCAGCAGATGCGGTTACAAACAACATCCCTACCGATATAGATCCTGCGAATAACCAGAAAGCAAACTCTAATTTTCAAGGAATACCAGTCGCGATTGAAACGCCTAAAGGCTCAGAACGTTACTGGAAAACACCTGATGGGTTGATAGGTGGTAGCAATACGCAAACAGCTCATTACGGAGAGATTCCTAAAACTGAAGGTTTCGACAACGATCCAGTCGACGTGTTCATCCCTGATCAACTCACTAAAGAGGACATCCTAAACACTAAATCCGCCTTTATCATCGACCAGATCAATCCTGAGACTGGCTATTTTGACGAACATAAAGTGGTACTCGGTGTTAAATCAGCAGACGAAGCCCTCGCATTGTACAAATCAAATTACGATCCAGATTGGAAAGGCGCAAAGGCTATACACGAGATGCCTATTGATCAGTTCAAAACCTGGGTGTTTGACAAAAATAACACTGTAAGACCGCTCGATCCTAACATCCCTTTAGACCCACAAAATGAGGTTAAGAATGTCCAAAGCCAGAACGCAACCACGCAAGAAACCAACACGCAAGAACAAGTAGAAACACCGCAATCCCTCGTAGAAGGAACCGACTTAAGTTCGCAAAATGTTTCAGAACCTGAAGAATTCGACGAGGCTTTCGCAGCTTTTAAGCCGGATTCTCGCACTGAAAGTCAGAGCAGTCTTTTCGGAAAGTTGAGAAACTTACAAGAAGCTTTCAACAAAGGTCGTGCAGAGTACGCTGCTACAGGGGACAAAAGTTCTCTGGAAGGTGTGCAAACTGCGACTTTACAACAGCTTTCTGAACTGACAGATTCTAATACAGCTAGTAGACTCACTGCGTATCTCATGGACAGCGGGTTTACAGATGGCGACGTGTACTGGCTGGATAACGAAGATGTGCAGCGTGTTGTTAACGACATGTCTTACGATAAGTTGCTTTCTGAAAGGGAGGCCGCACTAGACTCTTCTGTGAATAAGATTGAGCAAGTTAACGATGCTATAGAAGCCAAAACGCCTAAGAAATCACGTCTAACCCCGTTAGCGAACGATAAGATTGCGGAATATGCCGATGACCTTCGCGCTATGGCTAGTAAAGCAGGATGGGCGGAGGTTGGTGGAAAACTTTTAAGAGACGCTAACGGAGTAGCTGTAGGTAGAACCAAATGGATTCCGAATGCTGATTGGTACAAAGAGGTTGAAAACAGGCTTGGCGCACAACAAACTGTTGCAGCCGTCGAGAAAGCTATAAACCAGCAACCGATGACTGCTAAGGAGAAACGTGCGGTTGAGAGCATGATCAACTATCTGTATTTTACGATAGAAGAGAACTTAACCGAGACTCAAGCAGTTCATGCTGAAAAACTTACACAGCTTTATGAACTGGCTAAGTCTATAGACGAAAAGCTTAATACGAATTTCTACGATGCGGTTCTTAGAGAGGATGCGCTGACTTCAGACGATATTAACGAATGGACAGGAGATTTATATGACTACTATGCGCGATATTCAAAAAGCGACACAGGCGGCCAGGAAGTTGCAAATGTTGAAACAGAAAGCCGCTCAGATCAACCTGCAAAAAACGACACCGGAAAACCGGTTGCCACGTCAAGAAGCGCGACAATAGCGCCAGCCATATCCAAATACCTGAATGGAACTGCAGTAGTCAAAGTGAGATCTGCAGGAGCAGAAGGATTCCGGCTGTTCGTAGACGACGTTGCAGTGGCAGATGTTCCAGAGTTCGTAATCGGTAAAGAGGATACCACTCGTGCATTGCTCAATGCTTACCGAGAAGCCCTGGTCGCAGAGGGTGTTCAGCTTAAAAACGATTCGGATCTGGAAGGCGTACTAGCCCATCTCAAATCGCAAATCGCTCAGAACAGTGTTTCGCAGCAGGACTCAGGTGTGGAAAACCTGTCAGAAGACGAAGCCAGAGCCATCCTCGTTGAAAACTTCGGGTTAGGTATAAACAGGCTGTTTAACCAAGGAATTCTAAACTTTGGGTTCCCTTCACATTTGACCAAAGCCATTAACAACAAAGCGGAAGGTGCCTACGTTAGAAGCGAAGGAAAAGCCTACCTAAACTTGCGTGTCTTATCAAAAGACAGGCTAGTACCCGTAGTTCTCCACGAGGTAGGGGAGCATTACGGTTTGTTAAAAATGATTGGTGAGAAAGAATATCGAAATCTGCTTAACCAGATTCGTAATTTAGCCAAGATAAAAGGCTCTGAAGCGGAAAGAGTGTGGAACGCTGTTAAAAAACAGTATACCGGCATTGAGCAAGAGGGTAGCGATCGATTTGTTTCTGAAGTTATTGCCCGATTAGGGGAAAACAACCCAAGATTGCCCTGGTATCGCAGGTTACTGTCTAAAGTTAAGGCTTTCTTAATTCGAATCGGTATTGGCAGAGGCTTTATACGCGGAACTCTGTCAGAGAACGATATTCACGATCTCTTACGCGCTAGTTTATTCAGTTCCGTGAACTCTACTGAAGACGTTTCAACTTACGGAGCGCAAGAGCAGCCAGCGTATAGCACGTCTTATGATCGTGAGTACTTAGCACCTAACGGTAAACCATCTAACCTAAACAAAATGCAGTGGCACCAAGTTAGGACTCCTGAGTTTAAGCAGTGGTTTGGGGACTGGGAAAACGATCCAGAAAACGCCTCAAAAGTCATCGATGAAAACGGAGAGCCGTTGGTCGTGTATCACGGTACAATGAATAAAAATTTTTACTCATTTGACATGAATTATGGTTGGTCGTCCAGAACAGGAGCAAAAGACACAGCATCTTTTTCTTATGATAGAGAGTTTGCAAATAGAAGGGGTGTTAGAACAATAGAGGTATTTTTAAACGCCAAAGACCCGTTTAATTTTAGAAATAAAAGTCATATTGAAATGGCTAAAGACTATCTAGTAACTTATTACAAAGAACAATATAAAGCAAAAGAAGATAGTCTTTTAGTAACGGATGCTGTTGAAGCTGTAAAAAAAGGGGATTATCGAGTATTGGAAAAAGTAATCCCTGTATCATGGTATCTAGATAAAGGTTTTGATGCTGGTTTTGTACATGAATCAATGTATGGAGGTGGGCCTCTAACTATAAATGTTTTTAATCCCAACCAAATCAAATCTGCAACCGGCAACACTGGCGCATTCAGCACCAAGAATAACGACATCAGGTACAGTGTGCAGCCTGTTGACAACATATTTGAGATGCGTAGGCAGCCGTTATTCGACTCCTCAGTGTTCTTGGATAAACTGATTACGGCCAAAGAAGCCGCTGCTAACTTCTACAGCGATGTGAAAAGTGAAGGTTACAGAAAAGCTTTGACCAATGCGGTATTCTCTAAAACAACCGCTGCACTCGGTGTATATCGAATGACGGACAGTGTCAAACACGTTCTGCCTGGACTTAAGAAGTTCCAGGATCTGATCGACACACGTCGAGGGTTTATCGACAAACTGATGCACGACTTCAACTACGCTGTTGACAAGTGGGGTCACGAAGAGCTTAAAGAACACCGAGAACTGCTTAACGCGACGATGCAAGAATCGACAATGGACGACGTTAACGCCTCGTTGGATTGGTCTGGTGTCATGGACGCAAGCTATTTGAGGGATGTTGCAGATAACGACGTTCACAAATTCTCTGAGATTCGCGCAAATCAGAAGCGAACTACTGCGTACACGCAAGCGTCTTTAGGAAACCACTTTGGGAACCGTATTCTCGTAGAAGCCCGTAAAGCTGGCGCTATAAGCTCTACTAAGTATTCAGCCACATTTGATACTGAACAGAAAGCTCTTAAATTCCTAGACACTATCAGGAAAATTGAGCAGGACATGATCGTATCGAGCGGAGGTTCTGATACAAACGCAAAACGCAAAGCCGTTCACGCAAGAGTTAAGAGAAGTTACGACAGCCTCCCCCTTAAAGCACAGGCCATCTACGAGTTGGTTCACGCTCAACTTGAGCGGTCTAACAGATTGCGCCTAGAAGCCTTAGAAGATCGTATATCAGAATCAATCCTTGAAGGTAAAAGACGTTCTGCAGCTATCTCGTCTCTTCGCAAAGCTTTCGAGAGTAATGCTCTGAAGTGGTACTACGCCCCATTAGGAAGGTTCGGCGATTACTGGTTCTATGCGGAAATGGATGATGGAGAGCGGCACTTCCAAACTTTTGACAGCCAACACGCTTTGGATAAAGGCGTTTCTCAATTCACAGAGGACAACCCAACTGCGAAACTGCTCGGTCAAGGCATGAAGATGGACGCTTTGGGCAAAGATGTTTCAGGACCGCACACAACTGATGCGTTCTTAACAGAACTGTTCACTGTACTGCAGGAGGCTAACCTGGATGCCGACACATATAAACAAATTACAGATGAAGTTTATCAACGCTATTTAGCGCAACTGCCTGAAATATCCATGCGGCACCGGTCACAGCACAGAACTGGAACGCGAGGTTATGAAAAAGATCAGTTGAAATCAACTGCCTTTGCACTACACCATTCCGCAAATCAGATCGGCAACATGTTGTACGGCTCTAAGATGGTAGATGTGCTTAAAGACGCAGTTCAAGCGATTAAAATGGCGCAACGTGACGACATATTCGCTAACGCTGAAAGAGAGTTAGAAAACCTAGTTAAGTTTGCAGATTTGGTCAAAAGCCACAACGGTTCTGCTTTTGACGCTATAGAAGATTTGAAACTCGACAGACGCGAGTTGAAAGCCGAACTTAAACAAGCGAAAGCGGATGGTTTAGACACAGAGTACTTAGAACAAGAAATAGCGGATCTCGATGAGTTAATCAGTTTCACAGATAGTTTCAAGGATCTCAGTATTGACGAGATTCACCCTGCAATCAAAAAACGCATGGGCTCCTACAAGTCTTCACTGGATCAGGCCAAGAGATTACGCAGACTTCCAGATGAGTTGCCGTGGGCTAGAGATGTCGTCAAAGAACTAGCGTTGACACAACAACACATAACCGCACCCGTATCCTCCTCGTTGGATGGCGTAGCTCAAAATCTTCGTGGATTAAGCTACATCTTTACACTTGGGTTCAGTATTTCCTCTGCACTTGTTAACTTACTGCAAACAATTGTTGTGGCTATTCCGGTATCCTACGGCTATTTTACACAGCTTGGTTCTAAGAGAACCTTAGCGATGTACGGAGAGGTGTTCAAGTACGGCATGGAGGCTTTTGCAACCTGGAATGGTGCTAAAGACGCTGATGGAAACAGATCGCTGTCTGAAGTGTTTAGGCGATTAGAAAGCGAAGCTCGCGATGCGAAGTCTGCAGAACGTTATCGCGATTTGCGGGAAGCTTTGGAAATCGTAAAAATGAACGGTGATATTTCTCGATCTATGACCTGGGATTTGATTGCCTATGGCAACGAGGGTGAGCACGTTGACACTGCAATGCAGGGTGTCGGAAAGATGATGGGATCTTTGTTCTACGGAGCGGAACGAATAAACCGTGAGATAACTTTTGTGGCCAACTACGCACTTGCAAGAGAGCAGGTTGAAAACGACACACATTCTAAAACAGGTTCGCCGTTAACCAGTCTTCAGAAACGTGCTAAAGCAGTATCTATTTCCAGAGAGCTTACCCGAGATGCACATGGCGACTACTCACCTGACTCTTCGGCCAGAATGTTCCGAGGTCCAATAGCCGCTGTAGCACTTCAGTTTAAGAAGTATCCAGTCATGATGTATGTCATGTGGGGTAAAAACTTCATGGGCTTCATGAACAGAAATAAGTGGCAGGATTTGCCGGAAACTACTCCAGAAGAGATTGAATACAAAGCAAAACGTAGGACTGAGGCTAAACAGGCTACTAGAACGTTTACCGCTCTTCTCGGTGCGCAGGCTGCATTTGCAGGCGCGTACAGCCTACCACTTTCCAGCACTATTTCGGCTGCGGCCACTGCCGTGATGTGGACCGTATTCCAGGCGTTGAAAGCATTAGGGCTTAAAGATGATGACGATGAAGATGTTGATTTCCAAAGATGGGTTCACGTCTCAATTGCTCAACACTTTGGAGAGACTGCCGCAACGCTCGTTACCAAAGGCGTGGTAAACGCTAGCACCCCGATAAACTTGTCTAGCCGTACAGACTTGTCGTCCGTGTTTTTCAGGGAGCCGTTAGAGGATCTGAAAGGTGAAGACTTATCACGCTATTACATGTCCCAAATATTCGGTGTGGCCGGTGGGGTGGCGAATAACGTTATGGAAGGTATGTCTCAAATATCACAGGGTAGAGAAGTTAGAGGCGTCGAAATGATGTTACCTAAATTCCTAAAAGATGCGGTTAAGACATATCGATATGCCGATGAGGGCGCTACTTCACGAAGCGGTATCCCGGTAGCAGATGTCGGAACAAGCGAATTGGTGCTGCAACTATTAGGTTTTGGAAGTTCTAATCTGGATGTGGCATTTACAGAAAGAGGGTACGCTAAGAACGCTGAGACACAGCTTACGGATCGACGCACTGCTATAAAGGCAAGAATCGTTAAGGACATTATGGACGGAGCCAAACCAGACCTCGAAGAGCTCAGAGGTTGGAATAAGCGCCATCCAGAATGGCCTATAGGATCTAAAGACATTCACGCATCTATTAAATCTAAACTGAAACACAGATCTGCTAGCGAGGGTAGGGGTTATGAGGTTAATCCTAAACTTGACTACTTATACGATAAGTACAGGATACGGGATTAGTTCTTCTTAACCATCCTAGCGTAGTAATTTACACCGATCATGATAAAAAGTATACCATCCTCGGCGTGTTTCGCATCTAATTCACCCGTTTCGAGAACAAACCCGTTATCGTCAAACCAGCGTACCCAATCGTAAAGTTGACTTTCAGCAACCTCTCCACGCCCTAGTACGGCGAGGCAGGGGTGCTTGTGATATGCGTTTTCAGGTGTCCAGACATATCCGTTGTTGTCTATCCTGTTATAGTCAGAGTCTGTCCACTCGTAATCAGGAAACAGCCCTGGCTCACCTTGTATTGGGCGTGACACTACGCCAACACACTCTCTACCAAAGCCACATCCACCTTCCAAATCGATTTCCGCTTTGTTGCGTTCAGCCCACTGTTCTAACCACTGTATCTTCTCACTGTGTGTCATATACAACCTACCGTTGTTCTAAAAAAGGTTGAGTGGGAGAAGTCCCACTCAGTTTTACAGAAAGTTTATTTCTGGATTTTAGGCAAAGGAAAAGGGATCTCGTCACTGCACACACCATCTTGAGAAGCGTAGGGACGTTTCTTGAAATCTTCGTCTGTAGCACATCCTATAGCTGCCGAAACGGTGGAACACTTAACTTTGGTTACAGATCCATTTGGAGATACAAAATCAAGCGTTGCCCAACCATCGCCCTGACCGCAACTAGCTGACTGGGTGCTATCGCCACGCATGATGATGGAACTAGCCTGCAGAGCAGGATTGTTTTGTCGATAGGCTTTGGCGTTGAACTCCGCATTTTCATTGGCCTGCATTCTTCCAGACTCAACAGATTCGAACGACAGTTTATCTCCTTTACCACACCCAATTAACATGGACAAGGTGATAAGGAGTGTGAAAACCATAAAACTGCGTAAACATTTAGTAAAAATCTTCATATTCTTCCTCGTAAAATAGATTTAGTTTTGATAAAAGCCGCGTTCATAGTCGTGCGCCAACTTTCATAGATGTAACAGGAAGTTCTACACGTATAAGCTCTACGTCCTGAACCCCCACAATACCGAGCACCCTCGCTGAACCCCGTGAAAGGTCTATATCTCTACCCTTCACGAAAGGTCCACGATCATTTACTCGAACCCACAACTTTCGTTTCCCGTTTTGCAACAGTAGACGAGTGTTGAACGGATAGGTTTTGTGAGCTGCAGTAGCCCAATTAGGGTGGTACGACTCACCGTTAGCAGTGTGATGCCCGTATTCATACCAAGACGCAACCAGTTTCTTTGCGGTGGCGACGTGGCTGAACAGCGTTAAAGCAGCCATAAATGCTAATTTTGCCATGATGATTAACCTCCATCATTGAGAGTTGGCTATTGTCTGAACCAACGCATTAAAATTTATGCGGTTCCGGTGTGACCGATTCCGCCCGTTCCTCTAACAGTAGAGGTGTAGAACTCAGGTTTTACGGCTCCTTTTACTTTAAAAAACGGAATGAACATCATCTGAGCAACCCTTTGTGCCGGTTCAATTTTCACAGGGTTGTTCCCACGGTTCCAAAGTCCTAAAAATATCGTGCCTTGGTACATTTTATCAACGAGGCCAACAAAGTTGCCAAGCCCGATTCCTTCGTTAAGCGAAAGACCGGATCGTGGTAACAGAAGCGTAGCCACGTTATTAAACGTTCCAGCCCCAGGCCAGATTTTGAAACCTGCATCCACAGTAACACATTCTCCAGGTGCTAAAAACAGGTTTTTGGTTATGTTGGCTCTAAGGTCTACAGCCCCATCACCAGGAACAGAGTAATTGGGTCCTAACTCACGGTATTTAAGAGGCTCTCCACTATCGAAAGCGGGGTTGTTCAACAGGCTTTCTAACACCACATACTGCACTTCAAAATCGAAACTTTGGTCATCAAGGCTATTTACTAAATTCATATGGCATCCTCTTTTCTTTTAAGGTATTTTAATCTCTGTGTCTGGTATTCCTTCAAGATGGAAGCTGCCATTCTCTCGACACCATCCGATCCTCCGTCAAGAATGGATTGGTAAATCTTCTTTTCAAACCCTTTGCTCGTGTTAATCAGGAACTTCAGCCTACTATTCCAATCACTGTTAGCGGCTTTAATAAGTCCTAAATCGACCATGTTACTGTTAACCCGACTTACCGTTTCACTACTTAATTTCGGTATAATTTCACTGAAATCTTTGTACCCAGGCATAATTTACTCGTTAAAAAACCCCGCTTTTACAAGCGAGGTTTGATGGTTTCTAAAACAGACAAAGTTTAATCTTTAGCGCCAAACAGCTCATCTTTTAAAGACTTTGACACTGTAAACTTAACTTTTTCACCTGCCGGAATAGTGATTTTCTCACCGGTTCTTGGGTTGTTACCCGATCGCTCTTTCGTAGCAACCAAGGAGAACGAACCGAACTGTTGTATTTCAACACGCTCTCCGTTTTTAAGAGCTGTAGCAAGCGTGTCACGAAGTTTTCGCAGGAATAAATTAGTAGCGGCGTGTGTTTGACCGGTTCCAGCAGCGATTTCTCTAACTAATTGATCTTTTGTCATGTTAATTTCCTCTCATTTTAAAAACGTTTATGGGTCAAAAGTACAAGTATATTGTACGCCTGTAATTGGCTTCTGTCAATAAAAAAACTCTGTAAGCTTGGGACAATCGACTGAAAAGCCAGCAGCGTTGCGATGTCCACCCCCACCGAAATGCTTGGCTATTTCGGAAACATCGTAGTCCCCAACGGATCTCAAAGAGAACTGCCAAGATTTCGTCTTTCCGCTGAAAGTGAAGGTAGCACCGTAACTGCCGGATAGCTTACACAGAACCCCTCCCAACTCGCTGGCGTATTTAGCAGGCGCATTACAGGCTAGACCTACAAAACCGTTAAGCGATATTTTCACAGGGTGTTTAGCAAAAACTTCTACCTCCTTATCAAAAATAACGTTGATTAATCCGCCTACGCGATTAAGTTCCTCTATCCCGGAATCTCCTTTGTCAACATATCTGGCAATCATGTCAACACCTTGATCGAGCATAGAGTACAGGGCTGCAGTAACATTCCTAGTCTCACGGAACTCAAACTTCCACAAGTCTCTATCTTGTATTATCGAGAGAAGCGTAGGCTTTTTAATCGAACCGTTGAAGTACTCCCACGCCATCACAGCGCCCGATTTCTGCATATCGAAATGTGCAAATGGGAGATCTTTTAAGTCGTCCTGCGCGGTTTTATGATGATCTAGAACAACTAGGAGTTTTGCCTGGGAGTGCATACGCAGCAATACCTCTCTCGGATATGAGAAGTCAACCACAAAGACTGTTTTACCAACCACATCCGGCGGATCTTCTTTGTAGTTGACAGGAATTAGAACCGCTTCTAAACCCAGTCTTCTAGCATATTCAAGGGCTGAGTAGGCTGCTCCGAGGCCATCCAAACAGTTATCGTGGTATAAAACGTGAATTTTGTTCATGCGAGATCCTTTTAAATTAAACGTGCTAACCGCTCTTTTACAGCGTCCTCTACAGACACCTTGTTATCAATACAGTAGGCCAGAGACTCGTCGATAGTGTCTTTGGCTATCAGCCGGTATATAAGAGTTGGGCGAGTGTACCCTGCCTGCGCCTGTCTAACATTTCCTATTCGGCCTATGGCCTGAGAAATGATTTCAGCGTTCCAATCTAAACTGTAGAAACAGATTATGTTCGTGGTATGTTGTAACCCATCAACCCCATGTCCCGCGCTTTGCGGGTGTATGAACAGCAAGGGTATCTTACCTTTAGCGAAATCCTTATAGGTGTTCGGTTTACCGTCGAAAAACCTACCTTTCGGGAAGTGCTTCTGTAGCACCTCCAAATCTGCTTTGAACCAATAAGCGACGAGGATGGGTGTTCCGTTCGCGGCTTCGACCACACTCTCAAGAGCGATAATCTTTTCTTTGTGGATCTGTTCAAAATTTCTCTTATCGTCGAAATATACTGTTCCATTCGCTATCTGCCTGCACTTCATGAGTTTAGAAGAGTCGTGAAACACCTCTAAATCTCCGTTTTCGATCAGCTCCATGATAAATTCACGTTCCATAGAGTCGTACTGCTCTTTTACGTGTTGTGGAAGCTCTACAGGTATGTCGATAACAGTTTCATCAGCCAAAGACATGTAGTCTTTCGCACGTAGCGTAAACGTCACATCGGATATTTGACTGGTTATTTGCTCCTGAGCATACTCTTTAGGTACAGATTTATAGCTGTATCGGTTAACGTCAAACCATCTGCCCTCAAAAGAACTGTACGAAGATCCTAATCTAACACCTCCATCTAGGAAGAAGAACTGTCCCCACAGATCGCCTAAGCTATTCTGGCAGGGTGTTCCTGTAAGCAGCCATACTTGCTTGACGTACCTGAATATAGGCTTAATTATCGCGCAAGCCCTAGACCCAGATGTGCGGTATAACGTTCTTTTCGAGACACCGTTAGCGTCCTTATTAACGCGGTAGTGACCCCTAAAACCCTTCAACCTCGTTGATTCATCGAAAACTACCGTTGTAAAAGGCCACTTGCCTAGTTTGTCACATGTTTTTACAAGCCAGTCTAAGTTTTCGTAGTTGATAACTTTTATCTTACAGGGTGATTTTAAAGCACGAAGTCTTTGATCTTTGTCGCCGGTAACACTTGCTATTCCAATATTTGCGAGGTGGGCCCACTTTTTCGCTTCATTGTTCCAAGTGGCCTTTGCCACGAACGCAGGAGCGACTATTAGAAAATCGCCCCCATCATCGAGGTTGTTGTCTAGTAGGGTCTGTATCGCTGTTAAAACCATAACAGTCTTCCCAAGACCCATATCGACAAACAATGCGCACCGGCTATGCTTCAAAAGGAATTTGACGCCTTCGACCTGGAAAGGTCTAGGCGTGAACGTCTTTGGCGGCATTAGATTACATCGTCCTCAATTTCAGAACTGAACAGTTGTTTGAGATCAGAAACAAGCTTTCCAATCCACACGATTTCTTCCGTGAGCCTAATCACATAGGGATCTGCATGATCATGAATTTCATCCGAAACTGGAGGAAATCCTAGACTTTTCAGAGCCATACTGGGTCCAATCTTGACTGAGGTGCCGTCAACATCCAGCGCAATCTCAATGAAGTGCTGCCCTTTTGACATGGCATAGCCAATGGCTGTACCCATATCGCTCAATTCTAAATTTTTGATAGTAGTTGTGTTCCCTGAATCCTCACATTTTACGAAATGACCTGGGACAATATTTTCGAACCGTCCTGTCGAATCTACGTCGAGATTCAGCACGTCACACCGGATAAAATCTCTGCAAACTTCATGGAATAGCTGATCCTCGGTGTACAAACCACGCATTCCGTGAAACGTTTGGGGTGCATTTTCTGACGCCATACTGAACAGCACACCGCATGCCGCCGCAATGTATCTGTTTGATGTGGAGTTAAGAACCAGCAAACCTTTAGATGTGTCTACCACACACAAGATGTTCGTCTTTTTTATGAAAGCTTGGGGCAAGAGACTGTTGTAAACTTGTTCTTTCAATCTTGCACGTTCGGTTTTTTTAACTTTTCGATCCTCTTCAGTTTCTATTCGAGATACTTCTTTTGAAACTGCGTCGTTTAGAACGCTGTTGGGTAGCATACGTTCGTGAATAGCTACTGTGAAGTAATACCCATTCGGAATTCTTCTGTAAAATATTCTCTCCCCATCAAGTTCTGACACGGGTAACAGCCCTTTAACACCTGCGCTGTTTGGATATTCTTCCAAGTTTTGAATGGCTAATTTTTTAGCCACGCTTTCGATCAACGTGGGTTGTGGAGGAGTAAGTTCGAAAACGGTTACGTTCTTTAAAATCTGCATAATTTTTCCTCAATAGTATGTAACTTCAACACCGGCCTCTTCAAACATAATGTTTGAGAGATCTCTTTCAGCGATCCATTGTTCGTTTATAGAATCGCCTTTCATTGTCGGGGCTATAACGCGCTTTATACCGGACTGAATAATAAGTTTTGCGCAGTTAGAACAAGGGTGTAACGCGGTGACAACGAGGGTTGACCCAAACAGTTTAGCCCCAACCCTGGCGGCTTGAGCAATAGCGTTTGCCTCTGCGTGGCTTATGAATTTCAACTTGGTAGACCTGTCAGTGAGTCTTGCATAACTGTCCACAACCCCTCGCGGGAATCCGTTAAAACCAGTTGCTAAAACGGTGAAATCGTCGTCTATAACCACGGCACCGACTTTCGTAGACGGATCTTTGCTCATTTCCGATATAGCCTTCGCTATTTTTACGAATTTAATAATGTTCATACAATCGACACCTCTGATATGAATAGATCAATCTTATTTTTTGTGTCCAGGCATTCAACGCGAAACCCTAATTTCTTCAATCGAGAAAATGCCCGTTCTTGCTCGGGTCGAAGTTTCTTTCCAGGACGTTTTGTCTCAACAAATATCGCCACGCCACCTGATAGAAGGATTATTCGATCAGGTTCCGATCTTCTCGGCGTGTATTTGTGGATCTGCGAACCGGGAATCCGTCTTGAAATCTCGGTTCGCAGATATTTCTCGATTACAGATTCTCGTACCTTATACAAAGTCGTAAACCTTGGGTGTACAAAAGAATCCAGGAATTCCACAACTTAAAAGCCTTTTTTTGTTGTAGTCTCCGATCGCTAAGAACACGCTTGGCGCACCCGCATTTCCTTTAGCACGATCCCCATTTGGTCTGTGAAACGTAAGCCTGCCTGCAGGGAAGAACATAAGCCAGTCGTGTTTTATAACACGTTGGAACCAAGCGGTTTCAGTTCTTGCGAAAACTAGCGCGATTCCATCACCGTGTTCAGCAAGTTTGTGCAACCACAACTCTGCTTCAGAACTGTAAGGAGGGTTGCACCACACCCTACCTTTCCACACAATGTTTAAACCGTTACCGTCAGATTCCGTAAAATGATTACGAGCTGTTGGCCAAGGTCTAGGATTAGGAGCTGCACACGGATCGAAATCAAAAGGTCCCAAAGTCTCAATAATGTTTTGAGGCGTCAGCCACACATTTGTTTCACCCCTGTTCGGCCTCTCATGTTTTCCAATACTCATCTACGCTACTCTCAGTGAAGGGAGTTCTTGCATCGCTTTAACTCGAAGGTAAGTGTGAAAAGACAACGGGATTTCCGTATCAGATTTAGAAACATACTCTGAAAATCGAGATTCCCATTTTTCTGTGTCTGAAAAACACTGGAATTCCTTGAAATACGCTGCATCATCTCTACAGTACACAGGATCGTATATCTGCGTTACGAAAGCCACGTCGACCAAATCTCTATCGAGTGCCTCAGAATAGAGTCGAGATCCTCCACAAACATGAAGCCATTTTTTACCGAGAGAACGCGCTATTTCCACAGCCTCGTCGAGTGATCGCGCTATCCTGGTAGTATCGTCGCTAGCAATGTTAAGAGCACTCGTAAGCACGATGTTCAGTCTGCCTGGAAGCGGTCTGTAGTTTAACGATTTAAACGTGTTGAATCCGTAAACTACAGCTTCTCCGAATGTCAGGTGTTTAAACCGTTTAAGATCGTAAGGTGCGTACCACGGGATTCCCCCGTTGCAACCAATCAACCCATTGACATCGTGCGCTACTACCAACGAAACATGCGGTCGTGTCATATTGAAATCTCCCCTGTTAATGCCGGGTAAGGGTCGTACTCAGTGAGGTGGAAATCTTCGAATCTTAGCTTCTCAATGAAGTCCGATACGTCCCCTCTGAACACTGAACTTGGGTAAAACTGCAGTTTAGGGAGATCGCGAGGTGTTCTTGCCAGTTGATCGTGTATCTGGTTCAGGTGGTTCTCGTAGATGTGCGTATCTCCAAAAATCATGTGAAGTTTGCCCGGTCTAGCCTCGCACAAGTACGACAGTATGTGCAACATTGCTGCGTATGAAGCAATGTTAAACGGCATGCCTAAAAATGAATCGACTGATCGCATCACAACCTGCATGCTTAATACCATTGCACCATCGGCATCCCTGCTAGCGTAACATTGAAACATGACGTGACATGGAGCTAACGCCATTTTTCCAAGTTGGACATTCCTTTGCGGGGAAAATCCCTCGTGCGGCAAGTCGCAGGGGTTCCAAGCAGACACGATATGCCGTCTACTACGAGGGTTTTTAAGAAGACCGTCTACTAGGTTTAATATCTGATCCTCGCCTCGAAAATTTCGCCACTGATGGCCGTAAATCGGTCCAAGATTGCCGTATGTGTCAGCCCACGCATCCCAAATGTGAACCCCTTTATCGACAAGACTTTGGATGTTTGTCTCTCCGCGTAGTATCCACAAGAGCTCTTCAATAACACCGCGAAAGAAGATTTTCTTAGTTGTCACCAACGGAAAGCCTTTGCTTAAATCGAACGTGAGATTTTTTCCGAACACAGAGATCGCATCTGTACCCGTTCTGTTCGGCATCATTTCACCATCTTGTACGATTTCGTATAGAAGTTGTAAGTAGTTCTTCACAGTTTAACCCTCGTTATCGGCGATTAGTTCACGCACTGTTTCACGAATACCGTTTAACAATCTTTTAGATTTAGCATTGTTAACCCCAAGTTCCTGTGTCGTTTTGTATTCATTAATCAGATCAAGAAAAACACTTATGATTCGAATATCTTCGATCTGTGCAGTGAAGGCGTCTCGAAAATGACGTGTGTCCTTTTCCACAACGCCGTGATGTAGCTGTTCTATAAGATCAACTTCGTGCAGTATTTTCTGCAAGTCTTCTACCCTGTTGCCTTTGTTCCGCATGAGACGCTTCACGATGCACCCGTGCAAAAATGGCAGCCCTTCATGAACAATCACTTGAACAGGTTGTACCTTGTAACTCTTATAGTGTGATCCACCAACTTGAACGTCTAGCGCACTGGATTCTGTCATGTTTTAACCTCGTAGTAGTTAACAGACGATAGTCTGCGTGTAGTTTCTAAAAAATCCCTAGTGTATTGCTCAAAATACACATCTGGAACGGATAATGGGATAGGAATTGCATCTTCTACCGGAAACTGGAATCGTCTAAAAGTCCCATTTTCCTTCAATGAGATGTAGTATTTCACACCTTGTTTTCCATAATTTTTTGAGTACAACCTTGCAGCGCCGTACTGCTTTAATATCTTCATCAATCGACACCATGTTTCAAAGTTAGTTTTCCAGCAGATGTTAGGGCTAATCGGTGCTCACCGTCATATCCAAAAGGCGTTAGTATTATCAGACGAGCTTCGTGCAGTCTACGCAGTACTCTTTCAGCACTAAGCCTTCTTCCTTGCGGCATGCTCTGGCGTCTAAACTTCATGTCGGGGTACAACACCTTTCCAAAATCATCAAATCGAAACACTTCTGGCTCAAAGCTGACTGCAATTTGCAACGCTTTTAAATCAGTATCTGTCAGTTTCATGCTCAATCCTCTTTATGGTATCGATATGTCTCAAAGCCTTTTGCAGCGAGGGGGAGTGACTTTGCCCAGGGCGGTTGAGTAGACATGCAAGCTTCTAATCCGCCAACAGTGTACTCCTCGGTATCTGGTACTTCACACACCAACTCGTCGTGAACAACCAGGATCGTTTTGTAACCTTCTCTATCTGCCAGTTTCTGCCCATATTTGAATATGTCTCGGCTTATAGCTTGAACTATATTTTCGGTTATTTTCGGACCCGTTGTTGGGATGTACTGCCATTTCTTAGTGAACTGATGTTCCCCCTGGAAAGATAACTTCCCGTGCTCATCCATCTGCATGCCTGGGTAGCAAAGCCTCCTTCCGCTTGGCATGTGAACGAATACCCAATTCTTGTATTTTTCCGCGCCAAAACCCTCAACCCCGAATGGAAAAACCTCATGCGGCTTGCCGAATAACAGGGCTTGCCGAATAGCATCTTCAATATCAGACCACAGCTTGCAAGTAGCAGGATGTCCAGCTCTCCACAGTCTTTTCGTAGCATCAATAGCTGCAAAAGCAGTGCCTGATAACCCGTGCGTACTAAGGTTTTTGGAGACTGCCCAATCGTAAAAATTTTCCGCTTCCGCCATCACGTTTGAAGGGAGTACGCCAACCAGTTTGTCGGACAGAGCTTCCAAGTCGATTTTAAACGCTGTCGCGAAATTAACGAAAGCGCCAACTCCACCACCGTACCCACAAGCCAGTTCCAACACTTTTCCTATCTGGCGCTGGTCTTTTGTGACCTTGTAAGGATCTACCTGAAACGATTTAGCATAGGACATCATGTAGAGATCTGGAGATTTCGGATCGGCATCGCTCTCGCTATACGCCTGAACTTTCCAACCCTCTTCTGCAGCCCATGCCAACCCCCTCCCCTCGATGGATGACAAATCGGCTATGACAAGCTTCATTCCTTCAGGCGCACAGATAGCGTATCGTAATGCGCTCGATGCTAAGTGCATTACATCGTAACCAATCTCAAACGCCATGTCGTGTTTGAGGGCTTTGATACCCATCATAACGTCTTTATATTTTAAAAGTCCTCTGCTCGGGAAGTTCTGAGGCTGTATCATCCGGCCAGCATCTCTAGCAGTGCGTTTAGCCCCGTTAAACTGTATGGCACCTCTAATACGATTGTCAGAACACGCGACAGCTCGCATTTTTTTAAACTTAGCGGTGCTGGATGTTGTCGAGGCACGTCTTAACACGAGCAACTCGCGTATTGCGGAATCCGTCTCTGGATCATCTATAATCTGCTCCACCGTTGCTTTACGCATATTGTCTATATCAAGCCCGTGCGTCTTGATTAGGTAATCCATTAACGCATCTCGCTGTGTGGCAGCTTGTACTTCCCCATCGGTCAACTCAACAGTTGTTCTATTAAGTTTAACTCTGGCGTCAGTTATGGCTCTTTGGGCAGCATCAACAAGCTCCATATCGATCGGCAACCCTCGGTCGTTCAAATCCTGATCGAGAAACCAGTAATCTAGCTCTGGTCTATTAGGATAGTTAAACGCTGGCAACCTTGCATGTATCAAAGGCATGACTTCAGTATCTCTAAGGCAATACTCTTTGTACAGCTCCCATTCAGATCGGTGAGTCTTATATGTTCGCCATGTCAACTCACCAGTTTTAGCGTTTTTAGTCGGTTTGCAGAACATAAGCACCAACCTCTTACCATCTTTAAGTTTTGCCCTATCCTCACCGATCTTTACTACTTGACCTAAAGCTTCCAGACTTCCAGGCAAACTGTGCGACATTGCCTGGATCATCATGCAGCGGAATCGCTGTACGGGAAGAACAACGCCTAGCGTATGAAGAAGAATTCTATCGAACTGCGCATTGTGAAACATAAAAATACAATCAGGGTTCTCAATGTGTTCTTTAAGATCTTTAGGCATTTGCTGCCCTTCTTCTGGAACCCACAACGCAGCTTTAGCGTCACCTTTCCGCATGTACGAGAACATCTGAACTCGTGTTGAGGGGTGTTCTGCATATTTGTATACACCAGCCGATTTCAAATCGCACTCAGATGCCGTTTCCAAATCTCCGTATACCAAATATTTCGACACTGCTTACTCCTGTTCGTTAAAAAATGCGCATAGTTCTTCCGCCTTAGCCTTAGCTTCTGCCTCCTGCTCAGGCGTAAGTCTTACCAGAGCAGGAGCTTCAGCGGGCCACGTTAACCACCGTCCGAAGTGCCACATCGAACACCAATCATGTGCAGACTCGTCGAATACCGCAAACCACGCGACTACTTCACCGTCTACGATCACGGACACTCCGTGTTGAATGGGGGTCATGCGTTAACAGCTATAATCACATTGAAACCATCAAGTTTCGGATCTGTAGGATGTACTGCGTCCATAATGACGGTTCTCTCTATGCCATCCAGACCCCAAAAGGTTTTTACAGCTCGGACTACTCTGCTCATTTCCGCACCTGAGTCGGGAATTTCAGCATCCATAGAAAATCTATGCCCAGTCGGGTATCTAGGCAATAAGAACGTGTCGTCGATTGCAACGAGGTCTTCCAGGTCTGTGACTCCTGCCACTAATTGCTCACCACTGATCAAGTTTCTCAAATGCAATTCGGACAGTTCTTCGGTGTCGGCGTCTCTTAATGTTTCGGTGATTATCAATGGGCTTAGATACTCTTTATCTCCCACTAGACTGTTTGTAGAAAGTACCAAACCACCTACGCCAAATACAGAATCGCGCACTACTTCTACACCGGAAGCATTCATAATCTGAAACGCATTTTCACAACGTCGGTTGTAAATAGAAACGCAAACCAGCTTCATTCCAGTACGCGAGGGAAACGTGGCCAATACGTGATACACACAGTCGTGGTGTTCTACTTCATAGCCTGGAAGTATCGGAAAGTGTGAGTAATCCTCACACATTTCCAGAGGTTGTCTTGGTAACATTGCGTCTAAAATTGCGCTTAATATTTTACTCATCTTGAGATCTCCAAAAAATTTCTAGTTTGTCCAATTGCGGTGTGAGTGTCGTTTCCAGCTTCAAGATCTGGTTCAACCGAGTGGCTCCCGAAATATCCCAAGTTATTCCACCCGAGCGATTCATAGCCTCGATGGAAATCGCTTTTAGCATGCCGAAACACCGGTCTGTAGGGATATTAAAACGACGCGATACAGCGCCAATCGAGTGCCCTTTAAACAGGCTTCGCGCCACTTCGAGGTGACGTGCTCTGGATTTTTTCGGAATATTCACTGTGGTTCTCCTGACTGTTGTTAAAAGGCGGCATTTCTGCCGCCTGTACCGCTTACGAATTAGAATGGGATGTCATCGTCAAAGGTTGTATGGTCGCCGCCAAACTCTTGGTTTTCCTCGTCGTCAAATCCAATGTCCTCGAAATCGTCAGAGGTTGCAGCAGCCGCTCCACCAAACGCTTCACCGTGTTTCACAAATTGAACGGCTACTAATCCAGCTCGGATACCTTTTCCAAACTTGTTATCCTGCGCCCAAACATCGATGGACATGTTCACGTATACACCAGAGTAAATAAGGCCCGAACTTTCCGTAATTATAGTTTTACCGTCTCGACCAACAATTTTAGGTGGACCATCTTTCAAGGCACGGGTTGCACTGACTATCATGTGTCCAGCCGCCCCATTGAAGTCCTTAAGATCTCCGTCAGCGTACATACACTGCTTTGGATTAGCCATGATCTGCTTGTAAACTGTAGATGCTTTGTCGCCCCACTTCTCTTTAGCAACATCCTGCATTGTTTTGACAACCTTCTTGCAGTTGTCATCGCCTTTTTCTAGCAGAGCTAGCGTCCTGTAGTTAAACGGTCCAGTTCCTTGATACTGAACCGCTGTAAACAGGTCTGGAAATGAAAGGCGAACTTCTTTCAGTACTATTCTCGGCATAAAGCCCTCACTTTTTGGTTTCTAAAAATCACTGTCGCTAAACTCCACGTCGTGCAACAGGTTTGGGTTGGTTGACATGTCGTTAAAATCAAGCGTATCTGATAGGGCGACTCTACTATCTTCCATGAGTGCTACAACAGGTTTGGGCGGATCTTGTTCGATGAATTGGCTTAAACGGTTCAGTAGTTCTGGATATTTCTTAAACCGTCTGTCGGCTTCTGCAGGCGAAATAGGAACAGTCTTGAACAGGGCTTCGTACTTAAAACCGGATGTATTCATAGCGTGTTTAAGCTCTCTTTCTCTATCCGTCACCATGTTGGAACACCATTTTCGATTTCCTTTTCGACCGTTAACCAGTTTGTACCGACCGTCTTGTTCACCACTAATCATTCTGGCATGAAAAGCGTTTTCAATAGCTTCTATGTACAGTTTATGGCGGCTCACGAACGAGTATGCGTCTCCTAGCACATCCATAGGGATGACCTGAAGTTTTTTAACAGCCTCCGCATACGTCTCTTGGAAATCCAAGTTTGTAAAATCGCCATCCAAGTGAGATCCGACAAGCGCGTTCGTATCGGCTACAACTGAGTTCGCTAACCTCGTACAAAAAGGTTTAGCTTTGCACCATTGACAGCCTTTCTCGGATGGGTGGACATATTCTTCCAACCAATCCTCTTTAGGCATGTTCAACAAGTTTTGTTCAGCTTCTAAGCATTTATCGTGCGCCGTCTTGACGACTTCGCAAAAACTTACAATCTCCTGCAAACCTGTTTCCCACGAGTCTATTATTTTCAAACGTGGTTGAACGATGACCATTTTGAACGTGTAGACATCTGTCAATGCAACTATAGGCGATATGTGATCGAGAGCACCTATAGCATACAGCAGCATCTGTTTGTTTCTGAAAGCCGGTACTTTTAGAAAGCCGTACTTTAGATCGACAACAATAAGCGAACTGTAATCTCCGGACAAAATAATAGCGTCAGATGTTCCATAAGCGTCTCCGATATTGGTCATAGCTCCGAAACAGACTCTACGCTCAACGAATAGCATTCCAGACTCACTCTTTACGATGTTACGAACGTGGTCTATGTACACCTGAACAGCTTCGACCATCTCATCTGTAACTTCGAACTTCATGAGTATTTCGCTATGTTTTTTAACATCCTCCGCAAAGCACTCGTAGCCAACACCCTCTTTCGTAGAGCAAACCGCTATCCACCTATCAGCAAACTCCACCGCGTCTTTATCTCGGATCAAACACTCCGAACCCAAAAAATGAGCTGCAGAACCCTCCATACCATACACGGTGTTCTCGTCTGGCAAGCCGTACTCCATAGTCGGCTTGCCTGAACAAGTCATCCAACCCTCAGCACCACTCGCTGAATACTTGTGATGAGTCGACATTTTTTACCTATCGATCCGCTTCAATTTCTTTTGTCGGAAAAAAGTCTTGAGGAACCGTAATGTTAACATCGAGACGGTTTTCACCCTCTTCGTCAACTCTAACAGCGACTCTGAGAATAGCGACACCTAATAATTCAGGAGGCATTTCAAAGTAGTGTGCTGTGAGCTGCGCTAAAAATCTTGCGAAGTTTAGCTCTGCTACTCTAGGTTCTTCGGCAACGTTTTCTTTTCCAACAGTATCTAAATCGATTGTTGTCATTAGAAATCATCCTCTTCATCTTCTTCAGTGCTGGCATCTGCTTCCAATTCTGCCAACCATTTAGTCAGCGTCTTGTGGATTTTGCCCCAGTGTTTTGGATCAACGTTGGACAATCTATCCGCGCCTAACTTCTTAGCCAGTTCCTTCATGTCGTCTCCGTGTGTTGTCAGAACATCTACGCATAGAGGACGGATGTGGGCGTTAAAGAAAGCCGCGTCTCTTTCACCTTCCGGTAAACCATCTTCTTCGACAGAAGGTTTTTCGGTTTTTGTCGTTTTAGCAGAAGGTTTTTCGGTTTTTGTCGTTTTAGCAGAAGGTTTTTCGGTTTTTGTCGTTTTAGCAGAAGGTTTTTCGACTTCTTCGAACTCGCCTTCTTCAATGTCGTTATCTTTCTTGTGAGTTTTTGTGGTAGACTTCGATTCCGCTTCCGCAGTTGTAACGCTACCGGCAGGTTGGTTCTTCTCAAGAACCTTACTGATCGCTACGGTCAATGCCGAAATTACGATTGTCAGTTCTTCGATCTTGTTTTCTAAAGACATACACGTTTCTCCAAATGATAGAAATAAGTACGAGTCTATCTCAACTCGTAGTGAATATTGTACGCCTAGTTTTAAGGCTTGTCAACAGCTTGTTTTAAAAATCGCATTGCGGTATACTATTAGCCTTGTCGTATTTTAACTTGAGGAAATAGTATGTCAGAAAATGTCGGAAGCAAACTTAAACAGTGGTTAGAGGACGCCAGCGAGGAGGATTTGCTGATGTTGGAAGATAGATCGAAGACGATTCGAAATCTCTTTTACCAATGGGTGAATGAAATAAGACAGATGTCACCTGCAAAAGCGAGTGCGGTTTCAGAGGCCATGCACTTCGTTAAGAGTTTTAACAAAGACGCTCCGGAGCCGGTAGATCGCGGGGATTTGTGCGATCTCTGTAATAGCTGCCCTCACTTTAAGGCTAGCAAGAAAGACGCTATTTAAAACTCACCTTTAATCCCCTGGTGTCGAAAATGTCGAAATTCAACTTTCAAGATGCGTCTGATTTTCTGCGCATCCTAGACCCGATTGCCAATACTCGATCTGTTATAGACGGATTAAAAGATGGGTTTACGTTCCAAACGTTCAACGATAGAAACAAACAGGACCGGACACTGTGCAGAGTAGTACACGGTAAGTTCAGGGATTTGTACCGAGACTTGGCACAGCTTAACGCTAACGGTGCCGGAGTCTATGTAACGATTAACGAAACCAACGGCTTAGGTCGAAAAAAAACCGATATTATCCGTACTCGTGCAGTATGGATTGAGGATGATAACGGGGACAACGTTCCCACCCCACTGCAACCACACATTATCACTGAGACAAGTCCTAATAAATTCCACAAGTTGTTCATCGTTAAGGGGTTGACCCAAGATACGCACCAACTTTTGCAGGACATTCTAGTTCGGGATTATGGAAGCGATCCAAACGCTAGGGATATAGCGAGGGTTTTACGGTTGCCTGGATACTACCACAATAAAAATCCGTCAGAACCTTTCCTATCAAGATTACTAAGCGCCAACCGAATACCCCCATACACCCTCGATGAAGTGTTACGGGCTTTTAATGCGGTTGTTCCAGAAGCGCCCATATATGTTTTGAATAGAAGCGCACCGGTGCCCGAAGAAGCTGAGTACGTTCCTATCACAGAGGCAGATGCTTTTAATGACGTGCTTCCTGACATCACCCTAGAGAACTGCGTCTTGTATTTGCCTACCGACACGGATCTTCCATATAACAAGTGGCGTGACGTGGGTATGGCGCTACACCACCAATTTTCTGGCAGTGACGAAGCTTTAGCGATATTTGATTCGTGGTCTGAAGGGTTACGTGGCTACAAGGGATCTGCCGATGTCGCACACTATTGGAACTCTTTTGGGGGTGGATCAGGAAACCCAATCACTTTCCGCTATTTAATCAAGCGGTACAACTCCCTATCTCCTGCGGATAAAGCGGTTAACGCGGAGGAATTCGGAAAAAAACTACTGGCCGATTGCGTCGATTATAGGGATTTGCTGGATTCAGTCGCGCCTAAATTGAAAACCCTGTCTAAAGACAGTAGAGCGTTGCAAATGGACTTTGTAAAACTCTTAATAGCTAGATACGCTGCGCTGCGCCCAGGTGAAAAACTCACTAAGGGAGAAGCGGAACGCGCTATGAAGCAGCAAAGTCGTTCCCGAAGAGAAGCGCATGCCGCAGGAGACGAGATCCCTACCGACACACTAGCTAGGGTGCCGGAATGGGCTAACAATTGGTGTTGGGTATCTTGCGATGAGCGGTTTTACCACCATGTTAAAAGTATCTCGTTTTCGGAAGCCGCTTTCAATGCTCACTACAGACGTGTAGCCTCGTTGGGTGATGATTCGGTCACTAACGTAGCGGCGTATCTCAGAGATAACAACATGATTCCAATCGTGGATCAGAAACAGTATGTTCCTTGGGCTGATACCTATTTCATCAACAATGAGAATGGTTCTTTGTGTGTTAACACTTACAACCCTGCCACTCGTATGCTAGTTCCGCCAGCCGTTGAAAATCCAAACGCGGCTCAGATATTCAAACACCATATATCTAACGTGTGTGGCGGGTGGAATCGTGAGGCTATCTTACTGTGCAATTTTCTTAGGGACTGCACGGCGGAAAAACCTACAAAAATTAGGTGGGCACCTCTTGTTGTTGGTCGTCCGGGTGACGGTAAGAGTTTCTTTTACATGTTTATGCGGAAAGCAATGGGTGAACCCAATGTGAAAACTCTGACAAACAGTGTGATAACCGCTTCTACCACTTCAGGTCAAAGTGGATGGGCTGAAGGTGGATGCTTTGCATTCATCGAGGAACTTAAACTTCACGGTCACAACCGGTTTGACGTGGCCAACGCTTTGAAACCCTACATCACTAATGACGTGGTAACGTGTCGGAAACTGTACGCGGAGACTAGAAACATCGCAAACACGCAAAATTATTTTGCAGCATCGAATTACCCTGACTGCATTCCGATTGAGAAAGGAGAACGACGGTGGTTTGTACTGTTCAACAAAATAAATGTTTCTATCGTACCGGAGAACTATTTTCAAGCTCTTCACGATGCTTTGGAGTACGCTGGAGACATAGTAGCGTGGCTTAGAACTGTACCTAACCATCCAGATTATCAACCTGATGGAACCGCACCAGAAACTTCTGAGAAGGGTTACATGCGTGAACTATCAAGCGACGATTGGAACGAATCAATCGGTGTGACCATTGCGAACAGTACAGATCCCCATGTGTCGACTACTGTAGTGAGTTTCCACATTCTGCAATCAATGGTTGTTTACGACCCTCGTGGAGTTGACGACAATAAGGGATCTCTGACTACGAAGTTGAGGCATGCTTTGCTGGCGCTTGGATATGTGAAACTAGGAAGATCGACCATAAATGGTGTGTCCCATACCTTGTGGACTGTATACGCTGGAACAAGTACGTTAACCATTTTACAAGCCGTACAGGAGATATTGGAACGTTTTCAGGATGGACAAGACTATTTGGAACCAATCTGACAGTTATAAAAAAGCCCCGGTTTTTAGGCCGGGGCTCAGTATCATTTACAAGTCATCGACAGAAAGTGTCTTGCCCTATGGTTTGGCAAATCCTGAAACTGTAGTTCGGAACGGGATCGCTATCTTCTCCTTGAAACCTGATCCTGTTTCCAGGCGTGTAAACAGTGAATCCAGCCCGTTTTGACACCTTAGACCCATCGGTTCCGTAAAAGTTCCCATTAACTTGGTGGTACGAAGAACTTTCAGAACTGTACGATCTACCCTCTACCCTACGGTATTCATCTGCGTCAGAGCTTGCTGCAAAACTTAAAAAGATAAACACCAACGCAACGTATCTATCTAACACTTCTCCTACATACATAAAAATCTCCAGAAATCTGTTAAAAAGTCCATTCCGCGTGAAGCATCATCTTTTCATCCATGTGCAGCCTTCGTATCACATCCGTTTTATCTTTAGCAGGTCCGAATTTTAACAGGTACACAATCGCTATAAAGGTCGTAGAAGGGCGATCTTCCATGTCCTTGAATAACGTAGACATCTCAAATCCTTCTTGCACCATATCGCGTCTTATCTTACTGAGAAACACCCTACTTACATAGTATGACCAATAGTCTGAATCGTCTGAATTCTCAGATGCTGACTGTATAACAAGATCGCCATCGAGGAAGTGTTGGGCCGCATCTTTAACAGCGTTCCAAGTACTGCCATACTTTAGCGTGTTGGCTATAGCGATAAGTTCTACAGGCGACTCTGTACCTGCCTTTTGATGCAGGAGTTTAACCTGTTCGCGCAAACTCATGTCCTCCCACCCCACTATGTCCTCATGAGGCAACAAGCATGATTTTAAATGCGCCACAAAGGGTTTTGGGTAGTACGGGGCTATCATATCTTCCGGCACAGAAGTATCGTTTTTTCCACCTGTAGAATCCTTGAAGTTTCTTCTAACACTATCTCGAATACTGTTGATAATTGGGGCTAAGTTCTCGTCACTAGACATTAATTTGAAAAATATCTTTGCTACCACTTCATCTATCGCTGAATCCAAAGAATCGTCGTTTACTTTTGAAAACATATTTATATCTCCTGGTTATTGTTAAATTTTAAAGTTGACTTGCTCAGGAAAAAGAGTAAGTCGAGTGGTTTAATCCAGCCGCCTTGGTTAAACACTGTCCTTAACGTCTACTGGTAACAGCCTTATCAACCCTCTCACGAACATCCGTGAAAGTTTGTTCGTTTCTAAGCTCGCCGTTTAGAAAAACAGTCTGCAAACAGCCGTGTCGCTCCTGATCTGCCGACACCTCCTGAACTAACTCGTAGGTGTTTCCTATTCTCGACACCATAAGATAACCTTTAGCCGATTTCTTAACGGTCTTCGAGGTCACTGGATCTTTGTATATCGGTACTGATTTTCCGTTTATGACCGCATGTGTGCTCTTAACAGCTATCCCGTGAACATCTCTGGTTACATACTGATATGTGTAAGAGCCTATGCCAAACACTACGTTGTTAGTCGCAAACCCACTGTCGTGTAGTTTTCTGAGTATGGCTTCGGCTCTTTCATAAGTTATGGAATCTCCATAAACGACACCCAAATGTGGATCTAACTCCTTAAAACCGTATGCGTTTCTAACATACCCAAACTCAATGGCTAAAGTCGCCACTAAACCTTTCTGTATGTGCCACGGGTCTTCATGTCGCCCTGTTCCCGCAATTATATCCACAGGATCTCCAGAATCAGGTCGAATCACAAGCTTGCCGTTACGATTCATGATGACATCCCGTAGTTTTGGAAGAATTTTCGTAACTGTGTGCCAAAAATCCCATGTATCCGACACTATTGACACCGGTCCTTCAGGATACACATTTGTAAGCAGGTGCCTCAAAAAAGCTTCTTCATCCTCCCTGCCACCGCAAGACATCACTGAGTGTTCACTGGCTGGAATTGACGTACCTATTTCGGTATCTTCGCAACGGGCTTTGTAATAGTCCTCTGCCAAATCTATCGCAGGGATGTTGTCCGTACCTCTACATCCTGCCGCCAACACCGCAAAACCGGATATGGCTGCGGCTTTTCTTCCAGCCATCCCACGGAATGAGAAGTCGTGACCTTGATAGGGTACGAACTGAATTCCGCAAGTTAAGGTTGCATACTTCAAAAACAATTCGCGAAATGCAAAGTACGTCGTTGCAGATGTTATAGGAAGCCACAGCTCGTTACTAAGCACACACTCTAACATGTTCGTAACCCAATAGAACTCAGGAAGCGTGTTCTTTATAGTCATGAAGGGAACGCCATAAGGAACGAAAGCCCCTTCTGGAAGTGCCTTAATATTGACCGGTAGATAGCCTAAATCGTGAAGAGCTTCTATATGTGATATGTCTACACTTGTACCTAATATCGCGTCAACACGACGTTTGTACTTGCCACAAACCTCACTCTTTTTCTGATTAAAGAACGTCGTGTTCCAGTCTCGTATCAAGTAGTCAAGAATAACGTACTGCAATCCGACAAATATAACTCCTCCAATGTTAGGGTTTGCCAACGCTCCACTTCTGGCAGTCATGTTGGAGTATATTTCAGTGGTTCCTTCGGGATATTGAAATACATGCCCAACTTTATAAACGTCTTTTTGATGTAGTGCGCTCAATATACACCTCCAAAATAGTGAAATCTGAAAATGACTACTCGACCATCGTCTTTCGGCTCTATTGAATCGGTTGTTAAAACCTGATCACAACCTGTCGCCTCAACCCCCCTCGAAAGGATTCCGTGTGTCACAAACAGAATAACCTTGTGCGCACCCGCTCTCCTCAACGTGTCTGACACGGCTTTAAACGTAGCACCTCCGTCACAGATGTCGTCAACGATTAAGCACGTTTTACCCCGAAGTGAACCGAGTGGGCTTACCGGCGCAATCTCTGTAATATTTCCAGTTTTAGGACAGCGAACTTTAGCAAAGTTCAAAGTTCCACTATAAGGATTGCGGAAAAGATTCAATTCTGTAGCGCATTTCAGCAGTGTTTCAACTCTATCCACTGCCCCTTCATCCGGGCATACTATGTGATCGAGTTCCGGTATCCGCGTTAAAATAGAGCTTGCAAAGTACGCGGTAGAAAGCACCACCAAGTTGTTAATAAGCTTTTCCGCCACTTTAGAGTGCGGATCTGCCACTTTAACCGCTGTGTAGTTCTGAGCATTCAGCATATCGGCAAAGACCTTAAGACTGAATGCGTCTCCAGGCGCACACTCTCTATCCTGTCTCGCATACGGCAAGTAAGGACAAGTAAGGCTTATCAACGAAGCCCCACGGTTACGCAGTGCATCGGTTAAAAGAAACAGTTTCATAACCTCGTTGGACGAGTCGAGTCTGGCAAAAATACTCACTGTTTTGGAAACTACCGGATCATTCAGGTTCACATGTACTTCACCTCCTGAAAAGATGAGCTCTTTGTAAGTTATTCGGTTCTTACGTTCATCAAAAATCACTATCATTGTGGATCTCCTTTATTTTCGTTTCACAGTGTCTCGCTCCAACTGCTCTTGGCAGTGCATACAACGAGTGACACCTTTTATGGCTGCTCTTTCGGGCGGTATCTCTTCGGCGCAATCTTTACAAATCACCGTTCCCGTGAAATCTTTACGTTGCTCAATGTTTTCGTAAAACTTCATGGTTGCGCGTTCTATAGCTTGCTCCAGTTCTTTTGTCGCTAAATCAACTTCATCGACCATGTTAAAAATCTCCAGGTTAAAAAAGTCGGTATTCTATCACCCTGGTGTTTTAGCCGTTGCGCCAGTCTCGTGATGCACCATTCCCAATTTAGCCTCGTGGTAGGGAAGCGTGACATCTAGCCCATACATGGTTCTCCACACCGGGTATAAGTCTTGCAGGAATATTTTCATCATGTAGCGTTTAGCCATGCGATCGCGATGTCCTTTTGACACGTCTTTATACTTAACGTGATGTTCTAAACGGTGTTTGTAATCGTAATACAAGTGCGTATATTGATTACCAAGCTTGATGAATACCGAAGCGGCGATCTCTACCACAACCGCTTTTAGTAGTGGCCTGAAAGTAATGCCAACGGTTTCAACAGTCTCCCCGGCACGATTGGTATACGTTCTTGGGACAAGATGGTTTTTACGCTTAGATCGACCCTCACCCTCCCCCTTTTCGTTAATGACAACGTCCAATCCAGCATGTGCCCACATCTTACCTACGGTGGAACTCTTCACAATGTCGTACTCCGCTATCAATACTGCGGATAGTACAGAGCCTACACCTCTGATTTTTGACAAATATTCAGTGTAGATAGGGAAGTCTTTAACGTACTCGTCAAGTGCAGCTTTAGCGTTATTCTCGGCAATAGAAAGCTGCTCATACGACTCTATCAAGCTGATTTCAGCAAAGTTTGTGATCACCGTCGAGTCGGACGTGAACGACCTTGTGATTCGAATAATGCCGTCTGTAATTCGCTTGTACTCTTTTCTTACTAGATCAAGCGTCTTTTTGGCATCTGAATCCGACACTTCTGCTTCACTAGAGCTTAAACCCAGTTTAACTCGGAAGTTAGCTGCTAGACGATTTCCGGTTGCAATTCTGAGTTTCTGAATGTCGTGATAAGATCGAACACCGTTGCGTATGACTCGAATTTCGTCAGGTGTTGGCAAACGTTCCGCTTTGATAGTTTTAGCCTTTGCGGCGAGGTCTTTAATCTTCGGCATGTCGTCGATGCTTGGACGTGGTCTTTTCTTCTTACCAACCTCTCCCCCTTCCTCGTAGGTTGCAACGTCTTCAGTAATTGGGGCGATTTCTACTTTAGTTTTTCTAACCATTGTGGTTCTCCGGTTGTGGTAAACAAATAATATTCAGTGTTTAATACGTACTTCGGTTATCTAAAAGCCGTTGTTATTAGGTTTGCATCATTATATTGGCGATCTCGATTCCATAGGGGTACAAGATTTCTGTGGAAAACTGTGTGCTAACGGGTTTCAATATAGAATAGGTAATCATCTATCTTCTGGTCGTCAAGTTATACCAAGGTAAGCTCGTTCACGACTGGTTTCAGGTATATTCCGGCGAACTACATCTACTTTTGCCACAAGTGCTTAACACTGGTGGTTGCGTTTCCAGCCCTAAATTTACGTTTTCGCGCTGCACTGGTAAAGGCGTCGCCTCCGAGTTTATCAAGGGTGCGAAGTAAATCGCGGAATGTTGGGCCGATCATATTCTTAGACTGACAACGACCTTCTACAACAAGACCCTTGTCGTTAAAAACACGACACCCATACTCGTTGCCCAACCAAGTTACCTTTGTTGAGTATTCAGTGTTAGTGTTCATAAACTCTCCTATCAGGTTTCACCCTGCTTTTTTGTTATCAAATAATGTTTGGGTGAGCCCCTCCACTATCGGGTTACGGCAGTATATTGGCGAGCTATCTAATTAAGGTGTACAAGTTTCCGAAGGCAAGCTCTTAATTTGCAGGTTTAAATCCTGCTCCTGGCAAACAGCTGTAATATGGGTTACTTTTGTTAAATCGGTTAGTATCATCACTGTATCTAGTGTTCTCATAGAAAAACTAAACAGTTAGGGGTTACATCCTTGCTACGGTTACAAACGGAAAAACGGGTTTCATGCCTTACTCTGTTAACTATAAGGGGCTGGATTTCAATTTCTATTTGGTAAGCACCCTGAATGGCACGTAACAAAGCTCTTCTGTGCTAGTAATCAAATTCTGGTGAATAATTTAATTTTGGGTTTCATTTTTCACGCGATAAACTTCTTTATGTTGGGTTTAAGTACATATTAGGTAAACATTTAGGTAATGGCTTTACACTGCCGCCTTTCGGTTAACAAGATTGTTTAGGGTTTCATATAACTTCTGGTAAACACCGTATTAATGGGATTCATTTGGTACATGGTGAAATATGTATTTTAGGGTTTCATTTAACTTCAGGTAAAAATTTACTATATGGGTTCGCATACCCCATAGGTTAGCTGTTTTATTCAGTGTTTAACGCCACATTAGGCGAACTATATAATAGAGGTTTACATTCGTGATTTGGTAATCATCGGGTTCACGGTTTCCAGACCTCTTTAGGCTAACACTTTCTTTTTGGGTTACAAGACCTGATCGGTTAACAATTTCACATCGGGTTTCTAAATTTAGTTTGGTAAGCTCCTGCTCTATGGTTTCAATTTTAGGTACGGCACACATCAGTTTTACAGGTTTCCACACTTTCTAAGGTTATCATTTTTTTCTGGGTTTCATTTTTCCTTTGAAAGCACTGCGGGTATGGGTTGAAATTATACCTCGGCTATCAATTTTTCTAAGGTTTACTAACACGGAGTGAACAACTTTGACTCTATGGGATTCACATCTTTTCCGGTACGCTTAGTTATAACGGGTTTCTATATACTAACGGCTATCTGTTAACTAATGGGTTTCAATAGGTTTACGGAAAACATTTTAACCAGTGTTTACTAAATCCAAAGGCTCACTTACATTTTCAATAGCCTCGCTACGAAATTTACCACCGCTCAACGAGATGGAATGAATTTCGCCGTCGCATGTTTCATACTCAAAAACGGTTCCGGTATCTGGACATTTTTCAACCTTATCAGTGTCTGAAACACATTGTAAAAAATAAGACATGTGGTCCAAGAATTCAGACATTCGCTCTGTCTCGTCGGGTATCCCGCAGATTTTAGAGCCATAAACCCACTCGTTACAGATAATAGGCTTTACGCCTATGCCCAACAACATACACGCTTCCCTTACTGTCTTGGGTTTAATGCCTTCCCAGTTTTTAAAAAACTCTTGTGCTCTACTGTGCGCAGCCGGTGTAGCGCGAATCAGCAAATTAGATTTTAGCAGTGTAGCCATATCAATAAACCTCTACGTGACTTTAAAAAAAGCCGTCCTTGGCTAAAGTACCACAACGCATCAAACTCTAGGCGGCTTCACGCTCTACCGTTCCGTTTTTGATAGCCGCCATTCTCTCAGTAAGCTCCCAAAGAGCTTTATTGATTCTAACATTCTCAGATACCGAGTTAATAGCTCTGGTGGACATTCGCCCGTTAGATTTATTACGGCCTCTAACACCCCCTTTAATAAGATTTTCTTGAGTGCGATTGTACGCAGTCCAAAGGTCGTTCGATTTATCCTCAAACCGTCGGCTTTCGTTTAACTTATCCGCTGTTATGGGCGCTTCATCTTTATCATAGCGAAGCATAAGCGCCGCGCTGTTAAAAGCGTTAATTTCTTCAGGCTCAAGCTTAACGTCTCGGAACTCCTGAACTCGGTCCAACACTTGCGGAACTCGATCTATAACACTGTAAGAACCTTCAATAACTTGGCTCACAATGTCCCCACTGTGACGAACTTTAATGCTCTCAAAACTCGAATCCGCCACCATTAAGCCGTTCATGCACACCAGTCGGAGAAGTCCAAACGAGAGCCAAAATTGGCTTGAAGCATCGTGAGAATTGCCCACGATTAATTCAGGTATCAACCCCCCGACTTCACTAACGCCTTCTCTGCGGAACTTAACAATATGTTTTGTAAAAGGCTTTTTACCTTCGATACGTGCGGAACTTTGGAACGCGGCTACCGGAAAGAATCCTTCATCCATCAGCTTGGTAACAATGCGATCCGTTGGAATAAAGGTGTATTTCGCGGAAGTCGCTTCGTAAGGGCGATTTGCAAATACTGAAGGTGCCATTCCTCTAAGTTCATCGAGGGTAAGGGTTCTTATTTGTTTGCGGCCTGCCATCAGAGTTGGTCTTGCGTAGCCGCCTGTTAATGTTGCGATTGCGTTCATGGTTTTAATCCTCGTTATTATTGGTGGTTCAATTTAATTGAGCAATTATTATAGCATGTGCTATGTCTGTAAGTCAATATTTTTCTAAACTATCTTTTTCAGCGTTTAAGACTATCCCACTCTTGTTCAATAGCCGGTGTGATCTCGTAGTGCTCGGCAGCACACTCTAAACTTGCTTTTATTAACGAGTGTAGGCTTGCGGTAGGGTTGAGATTTTTAAGCCTGTGCACCTCGTTTAAAACCGTTTGTCCAATGCCCACCGCTACGGGTTCTTTCAACAACGGTTCATCCTCCGGTAGTGTTTCCTGGGTTCCTGCCCACAAATCGACTCGCGTAATTACTCCCGTTTCGCAATCGGCTACATCAAACACACTCGCCATACCTAGCATGTAATCTCGACTCAATTTAGCAGCGTTCTCAACACTATCGGCTGATAACTCAATCTCCCAACCTATATAGTAATCCCGCAACAATGGCAATTCTCGCTCGTCATCTTCTTCAAGCGACTCTGTATCGAGTAGGCTTATAGGTATGAGTACCACAGGGTCTTTTATACACTTTACAAAAAGTCTAGCAATAGCCTCTAAGGGCGTGTCGCCTATTGCTTCTTTCTTTGACTTATCGTTAGGGCTTACAAAAGCTCTGAATTTGGTATTCTTAGGTTCAACCGCAAAAAACGGAACCTTTAAAACAATAGCTTCGAGTAGGGGGTTGGTATTCGGATCGCCTTGTACAAACTCCACCGGAATAAACGTGATATTCCCGGCGACGCTGGCTATCAAACCGCTTTTGTCTTTTGGTGCCAGCGGCTTGGTGTAGTCAAAAACGTAGTCATCCTTGAGGCAGTCTAAAACCGCATATAAAAGTGATATACCTTTCAGCTCTTCCGGTTTTCTTGACAACATTTTGACCTCTGACCATCCAAGTTCCATAAAGCCTTCACCCGGGTCGAATCCAATGTTTGAAATGTTTGAAATGTTCATACGTGCACCTCTGTTGATGTGTATATTTATCGGGTTGCTTTCAATTTGTCAGGATCTTATTACGACACACTCATCGAGTTTACAAAATTCTGCAATTTACCCTCATCGATTGAAGTGGCGTCGTTTTTAAAAACGAGTGCTGCGCTAAGCATGTCTCTAAAAACCTCTTCTCCGACACGTTCACATTCTTTACCGTTGCAAAATTGCGTTGAGTGCTTGGAAGTGGTGGGGCTATATTTCTTACTGGTAACAAACCATTTAGATCCCAACTTAACCCCAATAATAGTTTCATATGAGATCAACAGATTGCCGTTTAACACAGCCATGCTTTTAGACCCCACCTGCTCTATGTTGTTTGTACCAAACAGCGTTTTTAAACTTTTAGTGTAAGCGTTCATATTTTAAACCTCGTTGTTATTAGCTATTTTAAAACGTGTCTTTTGACAACTTTCTAGCGTACTATTTTAAACCTTTTTACGGATTTGTCCACTACTTTTTAAATTTATTTGGCTACTGTAGCCAATTACATGGGGATACATCGGCACCGTTATAATCTTAGGCACCTAGCGCGTAAGCCGTTAATTGATTGCACTTTGTGCAATGTCTTCAAATGGACTGTAAAAACCCTCATAAGCGCCCGGTTTCAAAAGTTCTGCGAGTGGGGTTAGGGTTGTAGTGTCAGTCCTCAAATCGTGCCCAACCTCACACAGCAATATTGCAGGCTCAAGCGTACCCTTTCGCCTAGTGGCGGTCATTGCCAGTGTACCTGCTTGCACTGCTCGTATAAGCTTTTTAAGGTTGTCGTCATCTAAACCGGTGATTGTCGGCACCAAGTTTTTGTTTATCGACTCCTGGTTCACCGGGTCAATATCAGATCTATCCGTCATAAAAAATTCCCCCGTTTAGCGGTACAATTCCCCGTTCTCTGTGAATTCCCAACTATTAGCCTCGCAAGCTTCTACAAACGCTTGTTCACTTGTTTCATATTCCCATTCTGCTTGAAGATTTTTAAAAATCCACTTCGAAAAATCCGTTAATGTTTTCGATAATTGTTCTGATACAAGATCCTGAATCGCTTGCCGGTTCTCATAGGGTAAATCATCATATCCAAACTCTTTATATACCCAGGGGCTAAAAACCATGTTCTTATTTAAACTTGAAAATTGAGACGCTATATTTATCACAGTGTAGAAAATCGCTGATTGCTGAATGTCGTCTTTAACATTTACGTTTAGTAGACTTAGGGTGTCGGACCTAATCCGGTCAAATTCTGAAGCAATACTGTGCAAAGTTTCATCTAGCGGGGCGTGGTCTTTAACAGCCTCTAAAACAGCGTTTTTCGCCACGTACGCGCCTGCATAGGCAACCGATCCTGATTGACTATGTACATCGTAAAAGTATATGTTATTAATCTTTATTCCTATTAGTTTTCCGATTGTTCTGGCGTCTTCGAATACCGTTTCATACCAGTACCCGGTATCCTCTAAAAACGACAGGTATTTAGACTTTGCGACCTCTTTAGCTTTTGGGGATAGTTCCCCATATTCATAGACGTTAACGGTTTTAGTCTCGGTTCTCATGATGTCACCCTCAAGTTTATTTAAACGTGTTGTCCGTATTCAATTGCGTATAGTGGTCTATTAGTCGCCTTCTCAACGACTATAAGATTAAATTGATCATCAAATACCGATACTTTCCCTTTACTAGCATCGGACAGCAAGCCTAAATCGTTACGTAGATAACCAATAATCTTTCTAGGTTTCCAGTGTAAAGCTTCTAGGGGGATGGATGCTACTTTACGCCAATCGTTCCACGTCCACCCGCCATCCTCTTTCCACGCATCTATGCTCAGAACATTTAGACGGATCTCTTTATTTTCTTCACACATATTATCTCTCACAGTAGGTTAACTTATCTTGAAGAGGCTTAGATTAAAAGCCTCTCCTGGTTCAATAGGTTGCGTTTATACCAAGCTTAATGTAAACACAATCACGATTAAGCTTGTAACAAGCCCTAAATAAAAGCCGCCTTTCCAACTATTTTCGGATACCTTACCTATTAGGCATCCTGTCAGTGTGCCAATGGTCAAAACCGCTATGATCATGTTCAGGTTATTAAAAAGCGCAGGGTAATAAGCCTTTATTGATTGGTCTGAATAGATAGCCGTAATCGAAAGTAGCCCACCAAAAACAGCCAGCGTAAACAGTATGCTGTTATGACATGGGTTGATATGATACGGCTTAAATTTAGGCTTATCCGTGCCGTTTTTAGTAGGTTTCCAATCCATAGGGTAGGACCTTTTAACGGGGGTTGATGATCTTTTCATGTCTAAAACTCCTTATGCTTGGGTCGGGTTTAAGTTACTTAAAAATGTTTTCGGTAAGTTTCGAGAATTAAATCCTTGTGTTCTTTCCACCATGAAAGGGCTTCTCGATTCATTCCTTCGATAGTCTCATCATTGAAGTTTTCCCACTCTTTCGGAAAATGCTGTTGGCAGCCTATAGCAATGACATTAGTAGTCATAACGACATTCCACTTTAACCCTGGAAGATTGATAATCTCTTTGCCATTACCAATAGCATTGTTGATCTTCGCTCCGGAAAGGTCAGCTCCGGAAAGATTCGCTTTGGAAAGATCCGCTTCGGAAAGATCCGCTTCGGAAAGATCCGCTTCGGAAAGATTCGCTCCGTAAAGATCCGCTCCGGAAAGATCCGCTTCGGAAAGATTCGCTCCGGAAAGCTTCGCTCCGGAAAGCTTCGCTCCGGAAAGCTTCGCTTCGCGAAGATTCGCTCCGGAAAGCTTCGCTCCGCGAAGATTCGCTCTGGAAAGATTCGCTTCGCGAAGATTCGCTCCGCGAAGATTCGCTCCGGAAAGATTCGCTCTGGAAAGCTTCGCTCTGTAGAGAACTGCTTCGTAAAGCCTCGCTCCGGAAAGGTCAGCTCCGGAAAGATTCGCTCCGTAAAGATTCGCTCCGGAAAGATCCGCTTCGGAAAGATTCGCTCCGTAAAGATTCGCTCCGTAAAGATTCGCTCCGGAAAGATTCGCTCTGGAAAGCTTCGCTCCGGAAATATCCGCTCCGGAAATATCCGCTCTGGAAAGATTCGCTCCGGAAAGATTCGCTCCGGAAATATCCGCTCCGGAAATATCCGCTCTGGAAATATCCGCTCTGGAAAGATTCGCTCTGCGAAGATTCGCTCCGAAAAGCTCCGCTCTTTCCCCTTCATCTTCGTTATTAAGCCAAGCAAGGTGCTTAGCAAGTATTTTACTAATATTTAACATGGTTCACCTTTGCCCTATGCTTGAGGCGGTTAAAGTGTTACTTAAAAATGTTTTTGGTAAGTTTCGAGAATTAAATCCTTATTGTCCTTCCACCAAAGCAAAGCTTCATAGTGCATAGCGTTTATGCTTTCATCTGAGGTTTCTTTCCAGAATTTTGGAGAATGCTGTTGGCAGCCGATTGCAATTGCATTAGTAGTCATAACGACATTCCACTTTAACCCTGGAAGATTGATAATCTCTTTGCCATTACCAATAACACCATTGATTATTACTTCAGAAAGACCCGCTCCGGAAAGATTCGCTCCGAAAAGATTAGCTCCGGAAAGATCCGCTCCGGAAAGATTAGCTCCGGAAAGATTCGCTCCGAAAAGATTAGCTCCGGAAAGATCCGCTCCGGAAAGAGTCGCTCCGGAAAGAGTCGCTCCGGAAAGAGTCGCTCTGCGAAGATCCACTCTGCGAAGACTCGCTCCGAAAAGATCCGCTTCGGAAAGATCCGCTTCGGAAAGATTCGCTTCGGAAAGACTCGCTCTGCGAAGACTCGCTCCGGAAAGAGTCGCTCCGGAAAGAGTCGCTCCGGAAAGATTCGCTCTGCGAAGACTCGCTCCGGAAAGATCCGCTCCGGAAAGATCCGCTTCGTAAAGCTTAGCTTCGTAAAGACTCGCTCTGCGAAGACTCGCTCCGAAAAGATTCGCTTCGTAAAGCCTCGCTCCGAAAAGATTCGCTCCGGAAAGATCCGCTCTGCGAAGACTCGCCCCGGAAAGATCCGCTCCGGAAAGATCCGCTCCGGAAAGATCCGCTTCGGAAAGATTCGCTCTGCGAAGATTCGCTCCGGAAAGATTCGCTCCGGAAAGAGTCGCTTCGGAAAGATCCGCTCCGAAAAGATTAGCTTCGTAAAGATTCGCTCTACAAAGATCCGCTCTGCGAAGACTCGCTCCGGAAAGATTCGCTCTGCGAAGATTCGCTCCGGAAAGATTCGCTCTACAAAGATCCGCTCTGCGAAGACTCGCTCCGGAAAGATTCGCTCTGCGAAGATTCGCTCCGGAAAGATTCGCTCTGCGAAGATCCGCTTCGGAAAGATTCGCTTCGGAAAGACTCGCTCCGAAAAGATACGCTCTGTGAAGATCCGCTCTTTCCCCTTCATCTTCGTTACTAAGCCAAACAAAGTGCTTAGCTAAAACTTCACTAATGTTTAACATAATTCCTCTATTTGCCCCCGTGTTAAGTGTTGTGTGATTTTCGATGTTCGGTTTTTTAGTAGTCATGGTTGTGGTTCTCATAGTTGAGTTTATAAAGTAACAAGCCTTGTATCTGTCCAGGATCTAAAACAATTCCATAAATAAGATGCTGTATAACACTTGAATGAATGTATTTTTTCGATCAACCTTCTTAGGCTTTACGTTGTATCGGTTTAGGTGAGTACCGTTGTCAATTTGCAATTCTGGAATGTAAAACATAGATCAACCTCGTTTACAAAAGCAGTGAATATTGTTTGTTTAACATCACAGCTTCTTTTGCGTGCAATGCTTCAATACCGTTAAGCAAACTTAACCGCGTTACACGTTTAGTATTCCCGTTTGGATATACGATTTTGATATGATTGAATCCAACTAGATAGTGGCTTTTATCTTTTGAATACGTCTTCATTGTTGTGACTCCTGATTGTAGTTATTGAGTAATTCTTTAAACGTTTTTGCAGTGCAGCCGCCTAAACCGTTCAATGTTCGGCCAATGTCCCAATCGTGCAAACACATTGACAGCTTATAAACTAAATTAAAATCATCTTTACTTAAATGCCATAAAACGCGCTTGGCTTTTCTATCTACTTTTTCTAAATATTTTCCAGATTTTTTAAAATCTTTTAATGTCACCTTAGTTGTTAACATCACGGTTAAAAATTGCAATACGCCTATTGCTATCCCATCGTTGAAACCTTCAGATTTTAATGTTTTAAAAATCAATACCGGGTCCATTTTTCAGACTCCTAAAAAGTTTTAATTATTTCACTCGTAGAGTTTTAAATAACTCTACGAGTGAGTAGGTTTTAAATAACTCTACGAGTAGGTATGTTTTACTTAGCCGTAATATTGGCCGAAAATATCGTCATCAAGCATCGTTACAACACTGTCGTTTTGATTGAATACCCTATCGAATCCAGGTTCATCAAAGTAAACATCATCTGCGTATAAACAGTCGGAAGCGTTATCATGGCCTAGACCGTTGGCTATTATTTCAAGTAGATCCGCGTCATCAATGTCGCTAGGATTGCGCACCGGATTCATGAGACCGTTATCGACTAAAACATCAATGATTTGCCATTTGAATTCCTGAATTGCATACCGGTTATTCAATATCGAATTAGGCGCGTAGCCTCTCCAATTGGGCCTGATAATGGCGTCGTCGTTCGAGTACCAGTTACCGTCTAATTCGATACCGCTTTCAGAATTAACAATGATGAATTTCTTATTTTCAGCAACAACAAATTTATTGTAAGCGCCGATATTAAAAGCGACATTGTCCCAGTCTATCACTTTACGCTTAACAAGTTCAGGACATAAAACTTTGTTAATGTAACCTTCAGTGTCGGTTATTTTCCCGTTATCACTGAGAATATTAGCTTTCGGAAGGATACCGTTGTGCATCAAACAACGTTTGCTATCTGGAAAAATAAAAGGGTGACAGTTGTTTAGACTTACTTTTCCATGCGTGGCATACCTAAAATGTATGGCGAATTCATTTACGCCCTCTGTAAGTTTTTTAATTTGGGCGATAGTATCCGCGATACTCTTTTTTGAATTGTCTATTTTTTCTACGTGGATTTTTCGACCTTTAAAAAACATAATTCCAACACCGTGACCATTAGCCCTAATAGCAGCTTGATATTGTTTATCTTGTATTTTTGCGCCTTCAGCACGTTTTAAAATTATTGTGCACATTGTTTTAATTCCTAAAAAATTATGGTTTTGTATCAGTTTTTACAGGTTTTGTATCAGTTTTTACAGGTTTTGTATCAGTTTTTACAGTGATTTATTGCGAATTTGGTTTAATCAAGCCAATATTCTGGACAATTCCAAGCTGTCTCAAGATATTGTTGCCGGTTGAATTCTGCTAACAAATGATCTCTATCGTTCAGTAATTCCAGTCTGTAAAAATTTTCAGATTGGTCTAACGTTGCAGCATCGGTATCGAATTCAAACGTTAATGATTCATCTTCGCGGGTGTCAATGTGTGTAAAAGTAGCCATTTGTAAAACTCCTACTTTAGATTATTTGTTACCGCCACACTGTTTACAGCATAGCGGCTTGTTAACGTATTGCTTTTAAGCTTGTTTGGCAGTGGGTTTCTTATCAAGCAAACCTTTACTGACTGCCAATTCATGCAGGTTTTTGAAACGTTTAGAATTGCGGTTTAGAGCTTGCAAAAAACCGAGATCCGAAAACGATTTGGTCTTTAGATCTGTAACCGAAACGGTTTTGACAAATGCAAGTCCAAACTCGACAAACTCTACGCATGCCCTAACTCTATCGCTCCGTAGATTAGATCTGAAAATTCTAATCTCAAAAGTTTTAGAATGTTGATAGTTGACCGGCTGGTATTTTTCCATCTGCTTTACTCGCGGTTTAACGAAAACATTTCTATCCATGTTTCGATTCGTATAGCTATTTCTAAAATAATCTCGTCGCGCTAACAGTGATAAACTCTCATGGTGTGAGTTTATTAAACATTCAAACTTTGCAATGTCCAAATCCGACACGCTGTCACGCGATACGTGTACATGTATCCCACATTGTGTTACGTCCCCTTCTCCCCCCTTAGCGGTTACTCGTTCTAAATAACTCCACAACTCATCGAGTGCGTGGGGATCTTGCAGCGCGTTAAAAGTGAAAGGCAATGTGTTTATCTCGCCAGTAACACCATTTGTGCCGTCCGACTTTAAAATCATTGTTTCTTGTCTTACGTAATAGCTATCGTATTCGTTAAACTTAGCAAATTCGATTTCGAGTCCGTATGTTCGTACACCCTTCTTTTTAAACGATAACTCAGGTTTAATAGTTTCCCGATCTTTGTCCACGTCTATATAAACGTAGCCGCAATGATCTAAGACGTTGTCATCGGAAGACAATAAAATATCTTCGCAACTCTCACCACCGCATGAGCACCCATATCCGACTTCAAAATAGTCTTCACAACTATGACAATATTCAAAGTTATCGTTAAAATATCCGTTTGTATACCAGTCACCGTTGTAATACGTGCATGAGCGCTCTTCGTGGTATTCATCATCGTTGACACATAGCACATATCCCTCGGTGTCCATTGTGTAGCCTTCGTCAACAATGTAAGTCGCTTCAGATTCTGTGATTGTCTCGCCTGTCACGAAATCAATCGTATAGTCGGTATTAAAAGCACTGTTAATGTTGTCTATAACGTCGGACCTATCAAGTGATAGTTCATCTGCTACGCGGTCGATGAATTTTGTGGAGTTCATATCGGGGAACATCTTAATGAATTGGCGCTCAAAGCGATATGTAACCATATCGTTCATAAATTCATACGCCCGTAGCAGAATGTCATCTGATACATTATCAAACGTTATCAATTTTGAATCCGTTACAGAAATTTTCCGATCTCTAAGACTTGGCAACTCGTCGATTAAGTCGGGATGCTCGTCTTTGATAAACTCCTCAAACCCTTTTAAAAGTTTCTTGTAGGGGGACTCATTACGGATCTCACGCGCATAATATCTGCGCTCGCCGCCCTCTATCTGGCAATATAGCACTTTGTGACTTGATATGATATTTTTGCCGGAACATACGGCGGATTTGTTAAGTACAATGTTATTGTACTGTCCGACAAGGTGGGGGGTTTTATGGATTCTGATTTCACAGTCGTTCACGATACCTAAGTACTGACTCGTCATATCGCCAGACACCTGGAACCGTTTTAAAGCAGTAGAAAAAGGCTTTTCACCTTTTTCAATTGTCGCCAGTAGCATAGGCGAATCGCTAGACGCTAGATGCGCGTCTATCCTAGATTTTTTCGAGGCTAGAAAAATAAAAATTTTTCCAGATTCGGCAAGCCTTTCAGCCTCTAAAAAGGCCTTTCGGATTGCCCATACATTACTACCGTATAGCGTAACATCAAAAGATATTACACCACCAAAATAGACACCTTTATAACGGTGTAACTTTTTAAAATCCATAGGCTTTTTAAAACCTGAACACACCACAAGGCAATAGCCACTGTGGCGGTTTGAAAAGTTTCCGCTAAGAAAACTGTAAACGTGCCGATTCAATTCAGACACTGGATCTTTAGCACCATACCCTTCGACTGAGCATTTTTCCAAAATGCTAGGTATCAACGGCATCTCAACCATATTGGATTTTGTCTCGCTCTCGATCTCGTCAAGTTCCCACGCATACGCGCTAGGAACCATCGAAAATCCTTTAACCACGTTTAAGTTCAAGTTCAAGTTCATTTGTGCGTTGATGTTCGCGTTCATTTTGTTCACTCCAGATTTTTGTAATGTATTACCCCGATAGTAAAAAATCATCGAGGTGGATTATATTTTTAAGACTTAGTTTTTTGTCTCTACGCGCTCATTATAGCACTGTCATGGGACAATGCAAACGTTTTTACACATTACTACATGTTTTTTTAACACTACACTATGTTTATTATGTGACGCATATCACATAAAATCACACGTTTAAAAATTGCAAGATGATGAAAAAAGCGTAAAAAAAGAGTTTAAAACCGAGATAAAAAAGCGCCTGACAAATTTTGTATTCTAAGTCCAAAAAGTCCCCCCGCCTAAAAAAAATTTTTAACGCAATTTGTCAGCCGCCTATTTTTAGGGGAATGATAGAGACGTTAGGTAACTTGTAACATACAGATTAAGGGGATTTTTAAAGGTATGCTGTTTGCAATATGCGATATGCTGATAGCTATATGCGATATGCTTAAAAGCGTTCCCGGTCATCTATACTATATATTTACTCTTTCTATAAAAAGTAATTAAAGAAATAATCGCGTACCGTGTTCCCCTCGTTGGTGGCAGTGATTAAACAACTTTGAATAAATAACGTCTAGGCTGAGTCGCAAAAGGTAGATTTTTCAGTTTTTTCACTTGAATGACGTAATTTTTTGATTTTTTCTAGTTTGTAAGTTATTGATTTATAAGTGAAAGTATAATAAACATAGAGGAGTGCTTATAAACACAGTGCTTTAAAATGGCTTCCAGAGCCATTTTAAGGCGTTTTGAGCCTTTTTAAAATCCAAACTTTTTGCGGTAGGCTGTCAATAGTGTCGTATTAATTGCCGCCTAAGTAAGATCCACACTAGTTCAAATCAGTGTTCAATAATTTATAAAAAACGTGTTTTTTCCACTTCGCATAACGCATATTATGTTAAATTGTACAGTTTTTACGCAATGTAAGTCTCTTTTTTCGGTGTTAGAATGCCTTATAAACCGCGTCCACAGCGAATTAAAAGTCGCGGCACGTCCGTGTGAATTGCGTTTGGCGTCCTGCCAAACGCTATAATGTGTGCTGCGCACGGGTGTAATAAGGTTTTAAGGAGTGCTGCGCACGTTTTTAAGACTCAACCTTCGCAAGCTACGGTTTCAAGCAGAGGTGTGCTGCGCACTTATTAACATGTGGTTGGTGGCTATAGTACCCTACCACCCCTTTAGACCTGCACCTTTCAGGCAGACTACCCCCACGCCTGAAAAACATAGTTCTGAAAAAAATTTTGAAAAATTTTTCAGAAAGCGATCTGCAATCTGCAATCCGCAATCCGCAATCCGCAATCCGCAATCCGCAATCCGCAATCCGCAATCCGCTTACCGACATAGGATACCCGTTTAAAAACACATGTTAGGTGCTTAGACAACCCCCCACATCAATAAATGTGCGACAAGAAATCGGTATTTGCACGTTACATACGTAAACAAGAATTTTGTATTCGACAGTTTAAAAATTTAACATCACCTCGTAGGGTGTTTTTAACCAGGAAATCACAAACATTAACATATACACTAAGGTGCGTAAAAACGTATTCTCATAATTTATTGCAATACAAACTCTTTTTCGTGTTGTTTATACAGTATTTTTTGTATAAGAAAATAAATTGTATAAAAAATACGCAGTTCTAGTACTACAAAGTGAAAAAATTTTGTAGAAACAACACGAAAAAGAGTTTACAAATTGTGAAAATTTTGTAGAAACAACACGAAAAAGAGTTTGTATTTAGGGTTTATACAGTTACACAAGCTTGAAAAACGTATAAATTTTATACGATTTATCCTCTGATGTTAAAAAATATTGTATAAGCAACACGAAAAAGAGTTTACATTTGATTTTATTTTGTAGAAGATGAATGGGGAACAGTGATATTTTAGAGAGTGTAAGACATTACGTTTTGGGTTTCTGGATAGGCCCCATTAAATTTTTAGCATATCGGTTTCCATATAAAAATTGTATTGTTGTAAAAAACATGCAAAGTTGAAAAACAATAATTATTTTTTATTTTATACATAACGTGGTATAATATAACCTACTATTTTTCGCTGCAGCTCTATAACAAGGCTGCCAAAAGTTAAGATAAGTTTTAGCAACTACACTGGAGATCATAAATGGTGGACACAGACGACGACAACACCTCGTCGAGTATCAAGGTCGAATACAGGCTTGGAAGACTTGACGTGTTGAGATTGGGGGAGGCAGTGGCACTTGAGAAGATGCTCAGACTGGTTCCAGATAATGTAATCGGTGGAAACCCTATCCAGGAACACCGAGAAATAGAGAGGCGTCTCAGAGAGGCTTATAGCGATGCAAGACGTGAATCTATGCAGAAGCGCCGAAGAAATATTGGAAAGATTTCTGAATTGAGGTTCGCTAGAATAGAAGCCGCTAAAACAGAGTGTAAGAGACAGACACTGGGCATGGGATATGGCGATCCCAGGCGGGAAGAATTAAGAAAACAAATGGATGCGGAGATAGAAGACGCTAACCTGGACTACGGGACTGCAGTTGTTATGGAGAACTCTCGGAACAGGGCTAGACTGCGTGAAATAACGCTCTCTTACAAGAAGGGTTTAAGCGAGGCGAAAGAGGAGACAAAACGTGTGGTAGCGGAATTAGTCGAAGCGTTTTCAGTACAGCCTGACGAGTCGTCCAAGGAGAGAAACAAGCGTATTAAAAGGGAAGTGCCTTCAAGACTTCTCGATCCGAGAAAGGACGACGACATGTTAGCCAACGTAGCCTCATGGAAGTACACGAGTTTTGTAAAACGCAAGCAGAGGGCTAGAGACATCGCGGTGAGAAATCACAATAAGTACAACATTGACGAGGTCAGTGTAAAAGAATTCTGCGACGAGTCTTTCACAATGCTAGACGCAAAGACGTTTAGATGGTGGAATAAGCAGAGGTTGAAAGGAAACAGCCCCCTGTTCACTCGTCGCTATGCGCTATTGAACTGTATGGTATCTGTGGAAAGTTTAGGGTGCGCGGGTGATTTAGCGCCGTATCAATGGTTGTCTATTGATGCTAAACATAGGGAGTATGGAGTCAAAGCCATGTTGGAGTTTTTTGGGTACGAGGAAGGGGAACCTTTGACAACACGGTGTGGAAACACTGAGCGGATTTATGTTCGGAGTGGCGTGGAGCTGACAGCCAAAGATCTAAATACCATTGAGAAGGTTGTGGACAGATTCGGCACTGACGGCGCAGCCTATTCAGCCGCCGGTGAATTAGACATTGAAAAACTTGGAGAGGACATTATATGAGCGAGAACCATCAAACGAACAATTCTACAACACGAGTGGCGACATCCGGTGACGAGACAGTATCCGATCTTAAGCAGGCATTGGACCAACTGGGCGCACCCCATACGTTCTCATTCACGAGCACGGCTCGGAATCCGTTTCAGAAGAGCGCGGCGCACTCTTCAATAGCCAATAAGCTGAGCGCAGTGTATCTCACCCTCGCAGACATTGAGCAGAAATGGTTTGCGATTCGTTTTAAGCGGGAGTTCAGACAATACCCGTTGTCCATCATTGCGTCTCCAGTTCTGTGCAGCGAATACATGGCGCTGCGAACCAAGACCTGTACAGGGTGCATCATGAAGGGGGATATGTGTTGGGCAATGGATTATGCGACCATGTACAAGCGTGACCCTACTCAAATTAAAGTGGAGCTTATCGCACAGCGCGATGAGGATGGAGTGCCGATTTTAGTTACGAATCCCTCAGAGGAGTTGATAGCGGAAGTCTCTATGTTAATACAGAGTCAACTAAGCGTCGCACGAAGTGTCCTAACCTCGCCGGAAATATTGAGACATGCGGAGAACATGCCTGTTTGGTATTCGGACTATGTGAAATTGAAACGTTCTCTTGAACGCATGGAAAGTATTTACAGGCAGCTTTGCAGAGCGGAGTTGGAAAATGAAATCTGATCTTAAACTAACAGAGGACAATCTGTTCGATGAACATGACGCTCAAGTTCGACAGTTACGGATGGAATATCTTCGAGCCAGTGCGACAGTAAAGGTTGAGGATTTCGACGACTTAGAGGATTTCGACGACACGGAGTTCAGCAACAACGCGAGTTTTTACCCGGTAGATCTGGACGAACCCAAGGTTCCAGATTTTGACAAGGTGTTCACGTTGCTTGCGGAGAACCCTAACACAGCTCTGTGTCTTGCAGATTATGTGGGACTAGACCCGCTTGAAGGGGTTACGGATAAGAAGAAACTCAGGAAGATAGCTGCCCGAGATCTGCTATCGCCCTATGCAGACGTGCGCAACAAGACGTTGTCGAGCGATAAGGTCATCGACACCGTGTTTGTTAGAGACTGTTTCAAGTTCAGCACACCACAGGAAAAAGCCCCACTCGTTGTAATGGTGGATACGAAGAATAGGCTGTGGGTTGAGCTGAACAGTTCGTTGAAAGCGTTTGGGGTAAACGTGTCGGACTATGTGGATCGCATGCCTGAGTTTTACCACAAGCACATGATAACTAAAGCGTTTGTGAAAGGAGACAAACTGAGTCGCAGGTTGGTGCCGTGGGAATCGGTGTTCATGACCGATATAGTGTTCAACCACTTCGCGTTGGAGTTTTTGGAGGAAGCGGATCTTCGATGGGTGATGTTCGATCTAACACCGAAGATGAGGGCCCACGCTTACGCAGCTATACTATATAAAGGTGCGCCGGTACAGGAACTTTTCGAGATGGCTGAGACGATGATGCAAAGGGAGTTGGAATATAAGAATGTAATGATCGAAACGGCCAAGGAAACGATTGCACGGCAGAACACAAGGCTGCAACGTCTTCAGGATTATTACGCGCTGATGACGGATGAGTTTAAGAAGATGCGTGAAGAGTTGGAAGAACACTATGAGAAGAAAGCTAAACGTCGTGTGATTCGTTACGAGCCAACAGTAGTGTACGATAAAGACGGCAATCCGGTACTGCACCCGAAACAATTCATCCCTGAGAACTTGTCGGAAGTTAAGGGAGAGGTTGGTGTTTACGAGGGTCCTGATCTCGGGCATATCATGACGGACGGCAAGTTCATAGATGCGGTTGCAAGTCACTTACAGGATTTTGAGTCCCCGTACTATGATGACCAAGTAGTGTTGATCGACTATTTACTGGAGGATTTAAGCGTAGTCCACATGGGGCTCACCCACACCTCGTTGAGCAACATGCTCAAGGTTTTAGGGTTTGTGAGACACTCCAGAACGTCGATAAGCACGGCTCAGTATGCGGATTCTTCCGAATCATACAAGCGTAAACTCAGAACGGTGTACTGCATTAAGGGTTTCAAGAAACCGGTTGACTACGTGCGGCAGCGAATAGCGTCGTTCGGTATCGTGCAGGAGTTCCCAAACGTTTTTCACAACCGATATATGGAAGGATCTATTCAGGAAGGGATGACGGATAAAGTGATAGAGGACAAGCTGAAAGGGGAAGCGTTTAAGAAATCGATTCGTAAAAGCCATACTGTAGGGCCGCAGCGACGCACTGAAGCTAAAGAATTAATGAACGACGACATGATATAGGAGAATATAAATGGCAACTAGAGCTAGATCAGACAGGCAAAGACAGTTTTTGGATCGTGCAAACCTCGGTAACGCGAGACGAGATTTTGAGGGTTGGTATCGATTATCGGACCTTGGGGAATCCCCATCATCCTTTATGCGAACTGAGGTGGGTAAACAATTGTTGAAATTGGGTAAGGTCGAGAAGCGATTTGGATCGCTGTTCGCAGAGGAGATTGTAGCAATTGGCTTTGCGGTATTCCGCGATCCTGAGAACCTACGTTTTCTCACAATCGTGCGAACGCCGAATGGCAACACCTCGACGAAAGCTTTGGATAGCGATTCCGAGCAACAGGCTGAAAGTGAAGAAGAGGACGAGGAAAATCTGAACGGTGTATTGAAAAAAGCGGCATACACGATTGATGATATTTAGAAACATGTCGAGTCCGTTAAATAAAAACAGCAGTAGGATTGCATTTTATAAACACAAGGTGTAAAAATCAACAGGCATAAAAAAGCCGGATACTCTACGAGGTAAAAGTATCCGGCTTTACTTTTGAGGGAAACGAGGATTATCGTGAGAACCACCAAACGATTCGTTATTCTCAGTTTTTAGTATAACATGAAATATATGAATGGCAACGGTATTTTAAAACCACTGTACAAGCCATTCCCGATATTATGTTAAATTTAGGGAGAATTTGAATGATAAACCTGAGATCGAGAACAACACGAGAAGACGTGCTGAACGGAACGGTAGAGGCTCAAAGAAGAGAGTTGCAGCTCAGAGAACCTTCACGAAGAAAAAAGGGTGTAGGAGAGGAGTATTCTGAACGACGTTTCCGGTTGCGAACGCGACCCGATTTTACAGCGGGTTTTAACGAATCGGGTAGTTACAGCAGTTTGGAGGATCTCCAACAGCGGCTTGGCGAGTACTTTGACGGAACGATAGCCGACAGAAGGACGCCGACAGCAAGCGGGTTGGCGTTGGTTCTAGGATTCCCGGATCAGAAGAGTTTCAGGAAAGAGGCAAACAAGGATTCCGAAATAGGCATGACGCTGACAGCAGCTATCACGTATTTAGAAACGCTACGCAATGAGGATCTGTTGAGCGGTGGACCTGCAACGACAGGAATCATGTTCGACCTGAAGAACAACCACAACTGGAAAGACAAGACCGAAACGGAAGTTATCGAACGTACAGACTCGTTGACGCTTCTGGTACAGTCACTTCAGGGTAGAGTGCTTCGACCTAGAATATTGATAGAAGATGGGGAGTTTACGGCAGTTCGCGATGTCGTAGAGCCTATTGCAGTACCAAAGTATCGCGAAGAAGACATCATTTAAACAGCGAGGATTAACCATGAGCGATTATTGTGAAGTGTGTGACGAATGTGAATTGTGTGACGACTGTGAAGATTCACAGTATTCAGACACCGAGGATGAATCTGGAGTAGAAATAGGGGATAAGTACCATCTTAAAATAAAACCAGTTAAGATGTCGCAAAGTATATACGGAGGAAGAACAGTGGGTTTTAAAAACATGACGCTTGCAGTATTCTGTTGTGATAGACCGGAAAATCCTGAAGATCCAGCAAGCGAAGATCCCATACTGCTAATCGGTGAGGGAGAAATAAACTTTCACTCAGATGGTAAAGGCGGCATACAGACTCCTGAAGGAGAGCGGTATTATGGAAAAGTTACCGAGGCACAGACGGCTAAGTGGGCTAGACTTTTCGTGAAAGACGACGATGTGATGAAGGAAAACCACTTTCACCCACGTATTGACATGGACATAGTGGATTTTCCGCACTACTCAGGCTTATCGCTCGCGAACCGTCATTTAGAACTTAATTCCGAAATCGTTTTGAGCAATGTAAGTTTCCAAGTACCCTGTTTTATTAAGTGGCCGGTCGAAGAACTGGAAGAAAAAACGACGGATTCTGTGGATTGGCCTACAGCGATTGGCATTGCGACGATAGCGGCGACGATAGCCTCTATACTGGTGTGGTTTCTTGTCGGACGAACTGTCTAGGAGAAGGTATGTTTCAAATTTACTATAGGTTGGAAGACTTGCTTCACACCCAACAAGGCGCAGCGATGTTGGTACTGTCTAAGGGCGACTTGAATCCTATCTGGACGGATGTAGACTACATCTGCAACAAGCATGGCTGTATCGCTGTTTACGGAACCAAGGAACACTGTGACCATTTACGGGCGGCGCATCCTGATATTTACCGGTATCACTTAGCGAAATCGGCCTGCAATTGGTTATCACACGGAAAATACGACAAATCATGCACGTTGCGACCCTACAATGAGGTGTCAAAACACATTTTTAACAAATATGAAGCAGATTATGAGAAACCCAACACCCAACACTCGTTGGAGAGTTATTTAATCGGGGTGTACACCAACCCAGGGTCAACGGTTTTCGACCCTTATGGAGACTTTGACATATTCAGAACGGTTATGGATATGGGTCGGAAGTATATTGGTGTGCAAGAAAACGCTAAACTTCTTAAAAAAATGGTCGGATACGTCGATATTTAGCAGTTAAGTGCTTAAAAGTCGTATTTTTTGGTAAAAATTGTCAAAAATTGGAGGTTTTAATGTCAGATCATCAGAAAAGACTCATCATGGCAAGTTTAACAGGGGTCGTGATGGCGTTTTCGGTGTTAACACTTGCGTATCAAGTGTCAAACGTTGTAGCAGACTTGATTGTTAACAGACTTTTTCAGGAGGTTAGCGAAGTCGATTTAGGCTCTTCGCACGATTGTAAGCAGTGATCATAAAAAAACCCTCTTCTAACGGACGGTAGAAGAGGGTTTAAGGAATCAAACTAACAGGAGTGAAGGTGTCGAACCAGAACTGCAAGTTTAATTTTTTAGGAGAATAAAAATGTCAAAAGAGAGCACACTTAAAGGATACTTTTTCAAACACTCACATTCAATCGAAATACTAACATGGGGGTAGTAAAGATGTCAACGGGTAAACACAAATGCGATGTGGGGTTTAGAGTCGCGGCGATAACAGGGGTGATCATAGGAATATTTCTCTCCTTAATAGAAGCGTTATGTGCTAAACAGGCTGGCGCTGCAGAACGGTTTGTTAAAGTAGATAGAACGGGGATTGAGCTCACGCGAGAAGCCGGTGACTGGCAGTGCGTTTACGACACTAAGACAGGGCTGTTATGGGAGAAAGGAGGGTTTCTGTTCACGATGGATTGGAAATTTGCAAACACCTTAAACAAAACGAGTTGTGGGCGAACAGACTGGCGTCTGCCAACAGTGGGAGAGTTGAAAACCCTCGTTGCATGTCGCGTTGAGAGCGGTGTGGTGGGTGTTGAGAACGGATACCCGTGTATTGAGTACGAAAACAGTGTGTCTAAAGTTATTGATCCGAGATTCTTTCCAACAGTCGGACTGAGGCGAACGGATAATGGGATTGAATCGCGTTTTTGGGCAAGCGAAACGCAGGATGTGTTGAACAACACGGCTTGGGTTTTGGATTTTTCCAAGGGATCAGCCATTGCCATTTCGAAAAAGGAGTCGGTTGATACACTGTACGTTGTTCGGTATGCGCCGAAAGTTCAAATGTGTGAATACCCTACTTGGGATGCGGCTACGGATACCTTAACGATTCCGAAATTCGAGCCTAATCCGCTTATATCCTCCATAGTTCTGCAAATTGATTTGAAACAGGACACTTTTACGATAAAAAACTACCGGTAATCGAGGTTTAAAATGCACACTCAACATGTTTACTCCAAAGCAGCCTTAGATCTGCAACCCACTTTAGGGAATGTAGACTGGCTTCGAGTGAATGAGACTGCGATAAAATCCGTGTTTCCTGAGACATGGACTCGCGTTAACCGTTCTGAAATAATGGAAATGGGGCGAGGATTGCGAAGGATTGGTATTCGATGGGATGACGTTAACGAAATACCTAGAATCCTGGCGTTCTTGGAAAGAACGGGTTTTGTATTACGCAACGGCGGTATGGTAAAACGAAATAATTCGCCAATTTTTAAAATTCATTGAAAAACTTATTGACGAAACCTAACAGCAGGCGTATAATAATTACATGCTTTGGACAACTGTCAAACAAAGCATAAACGTGGCGAAGAAAGCAGGTTCTTCAAACTGTTATGCTACTTTTGGCAAACAGACTGCTAACGACAAATTCCCGTTGAATTTAGGTGGTGTAGGTTTCGGTTACTTCTAGTCTATTGAAAAAATACCGCAGCCGCTCGATCCCCTATCAAAACAGGCAGCCACACGCTGCACAAAACAAATTGGTGGTGTATAAATCTGATACTTCAGGAAAAAAAGACAGATTTAGACTGATCCCCAACTCTTCTCTGCAGCATACTCTATTCTTAAAGCCTCGCTACGAGGCGTAAACCACCTGGGAAAAAGTTATGCGAACCAATGTAAAACCAACCTCTAAAACCAATTTTTACGGCGTGAAAACGGTTAATTCAAAGCCAATGGAATCTTTGCGCCGTTCTACGCTTTGTTGCTTATTGTGGGAAGATACTTTCTATGAAAGTGGAGCTACCATTGCGCAACGGATTAAAGAATTAGTACCGCTTTGCGATCCAGATCAAGTGGCCGATCTCGCCATAGAATTGCGAAAAGTTCACAAATTAAGACACGTCCCACTTTTGATAGTCAGAGAATTGGCCAGAGACACAAGACGTTGTGCGCCCGGTCTTATTAAAAACACGTTGTACAGCGTGATAGAGCGTCCTGATGAACTGACGGAGTTCCTGTCCCTGTATTGGGCAGATGATAAAGTTAACAACGCACGGAGTCGATCACCTCTGGCGAAACAAGTTAAGACTGGACTCGCAGCAGCTTTTGGTAAGTTTAACGAATACACGTTGGCGAAATACAATCGCGATGGGGCTATAAAGCTTCGTGACGTTCTGTTCATGGTTCACGCTAAACCAAAAGATGAATCTCAGAAAGATTTGTGGAACAGGCTTATTAAAAACGAGCTGGTCATACCGGATACCTGGGAAGTGGCGCTTTCGGCGGGTGATGACAAGAATCAGACTTTCACGCGACTGTTAAAAGCTAATAAACTGGGTGGACTAGCGATCATTCGAAACTTAAGAAATATGCACGATGCAAATGTCGATAAACACCTTGTTAAAAAGGCGTTGATTGACAAGGATAAGATGCGACACGTTCTTCCTTTCCGATATATCGCGGCGGCAAAAGCGGTTCCGTCTTGGGAGGATATTATCCAAGACGCAATGTTGAGTTCGCTGGCCGATGAAAAAGTTCTAACAGGAAAGACAATTCTATTACTGGACAACTCCGGGTCTATGAATAGTCAATTGTCTGCTAAATCCGATCTTAAAAGGTCTGATGCCGCAGGCGCTTTAGCCATACTGCTCAGAGAAATCTGTGAAGAGTGTAGAATATTCTCTTTCTCTGACCTTGTAGCGGAAGTTCCACCAAGACACGGATTCCCACTTGCAGAGGCAATACTCAAGGCCGTTGGCATCAGAGGAACAGACATGGGTCTTGCACTGAGGGAAATAGAAAACCTTGGGTATAAAGCTGACAGACTCATTGTTATTTCAGATGAGGAGTCAAGAACAAGGCTTCCACCAATGACCTGTGCTAAACGCAAGTATATGGTGAATATAGGATCTTCCGAGAACAGCATCGCGCACGGAGATTGGATAAAGCTGACTGGGTTTTCAGAAGGACTTGTGACGTACATCCAGGTGTTAGAAACAGAAAGTTCAATCTAGCTCATAAAAAAATAGCCTACCTGCATACGCCGGTAGGCTACTCCCCACAAACCACCAACCCCTTGATGTTGTCTAAATTATGGCTAAATCAAAGGTCAAAATCAAGTATTTATTTTAGAAAACAAAGATCAATAACACTTGCATAAAGCTTAAAAAGAACGGAAACTGATGTTTTCAGGACTTACTAGGTGATTAAGCATGGTTATCTCTCCCGAAACGCTCTATAAAATAGCTCCAAAAGCCTCTCCAGGCTATAGAAAAGCTTTTGAAGTAGGAGCGAGGTATCTAAAAGAGTTCCACATCTCTGACAACGTAAATAGGCTTGCCTGTTTCCTCGGGCAAACTATGAATGAAACGTGGGATTACACTCACGACATCGAAAATCTCAACTACTCTCCAACAGGTCTTCAAAGAACGTGGCCTTCAAGGTTCAAACCAAAAGGTAAATTAGATCCCTTGGCATACACGTACAACCCTGTAAAACTGGCAAACGCTGTTTACGGAGGCAGGCTAGGAAACGTGGATACCAACGACGGCTGGAAGTACAGAGGACGCTCCTTTCTAAACACGACCGGCAAATGCAACTACGAACTTACAACAGAGCTTTGCAGGCAGTTCGACCCCAAATTCCCCAACCTCGTCGATAAACCTGATCGGATATTGGATGCAGAATGGAGAATGTTCGCAGCGGTAGTATGGTGGGACGTTAGGAAATGTAATATTCCAGCCGATAAACTAGACCACGTTACCCTGACCAGAATAATTCAAGGGGGAAGAGGTGGGCTTAAAGACAGGATCATACGCACTGAAAGAGCGTTAAAAGTGCTTAGAGACACACCAAAGTGATTTGCAACAGTGTAGATAACCTAATATACTATTTGTCAATAGTTTTTTAACAGGTTGCGATGGCATGATCACTATAAAAACCAAAGCGTTGCAGATTAATCACACCACGTTTGTGGGCGACACCATCTTCATTCAGCTTGATTATCGAACTGCCGCGAAACCAAACGGTGCGCAAATAGACTTATCTGGAAGTTCTTTCAGACTGTATGTTAAGGCCGACGTAGCTGACGTGAACTCGCTAGTTGTGAAAAACAATGTGGATTTCACGATAGGCGATACTGATTTCAATATAAAAGTTAAACTTTTACCTATAGACACTTCTGTTTTAGGTGAGGGTACTTTCGTATACGATTTAGAGCTTACAGATGCGGCTGGAGATGTGTATACCGTCGCATACGGAAGCATAAAGCTTAGGATGGATGTTACCCACAACCCGGTAGTTCCAGGCGATCCAGGCACAGCAATCAACACAGTTCAAGGACCGGCAGGCGCTACAGGACCGGCAGGACCCACTGGACCACAAGGCGCTACAGGACCACAAGGCGCTACAGGACCGGCAGGCACTACAGGACCGGCAGGCGCTACAGGACCGGCAGGACCCACTGGACCACAAGGCGCTACAGGTAACGGCTTTCCAATTAATCCAGGTAACTATACAGACCCGACCGTTATATCAACAACTATACTGGGCGGTGCCAATAGTGGAACGACAGTAGGCGGAGCCAACTACATCGGCGGAGATATTCCAGCTAACGTTGTCCCTATGGGGATCTCTGGAGTACCCAACAATCCAGCAGAAACCGCTACACCGGGTCGTGCGAACTACTCACAAGTGGCAGGTTACGACAATGTTAACAATGGGTCGATGGGCATAGTGCTTGGGTCGCACAACCTGAACTACTCTGCGACAATACACGCGACGATTATAGGTAGCGACTGTGTAATAAGGGGTCCGTCGGACGGTTCTACTGCTATGGGACTTGGTTGCTACATCAACATATCCAGCTATTCAGTTATATCAGGTGGTGTTCAGAACGAGATAGACTCAACTGGAAACTACAACGTAATCGATGGTGGTCAGTTCAACAGAATTCTAGGATCATCAGCATTCTGCACCATCCTCGGTGGAAGCAACATCGTTATATCAGGCTCATCTGATCACGTCTTTGCCTTTGGGGAATCTCTTTCTCTAAACCCTAACCTGGTCCATTCGTATGGTTTCGGTAAAAATCTCAGTATTAAAAACAATCGATGTTTAACAATGGGTGGTGCTGGAGGTTCTCTAGGAGCATCCCAACACGAGATCGGCGACGAGATTTTAACAACAACAGATGGCGTTCAGACGTTTGCGTTTGGTGGTTTTGATACGATTGCTAACCAATACATTGCAGGCGAGATCAAAATTATCTGCAGAAATATAACAGATGGACATTTAAACTATTGGGTTATCCCAGTCGCTATTAAAGTGAACTCTGGAGGCAATGGTTTAACAGGATCTACGGCTTCTGGAGCAAACGTAGTGAGAACTTCTTCTACGCTTAAGGAAGATGCGGGTATGCCAGACCCGGTTTTAGACATGACGATAAGTCAGAAATTGTACGTTAAGGTCACAGGTCTGGCTGGAAAAACCTGTCACTGGCGCATTGAATACGATATTTCGTCCGTAATTTAGAGGTAAAACATGTTCGATATAGGGCAAAAAGTAAAACTTATAGTGCCGGTTGTTACCGGGGAAATCGTGGACACCGGGTTTGATAAAGAGTCTAAGCAGTTAAAGCACTTGCTGAGCTGGAAAGATGGCGAAGAGACTCATTCTCGTTGGTTCCTTGCAAGTGAATTGGAGGCCGTGTAATGCAGATCGAGAACTTAAATTCAGTAGACAACGGGTCCTCCGCCATTGGCAGAGCTGTTGCGTCGGAAGAGGCTTCCGGTGTTTCAGGCGTCTATACTGTTACATGTATAGGCCCTGACGGGGAAGTTAAATGGGAAGATACGATCAAGAATGTCGTAACGACGGTTGGTAAAAACGACATGCTAGACAAATACTTGTCCGGTTCTGCGTATACGGCAGCTTGGTACTTAGGATTAATCTCAGCAACCGGGTACACAAGCGCCCCGGTCGCAGCGGATACGATGGCGTCTCACGCCACCTGGTCTGAGGATCAGAACTACTCCCAAGCGGCGCGTGTCACAGCGGCGTTTGTTGCGGCATCGGGCGGTAGCAAGGCTCTATCAGCAGCCCTGGCGTTCTCTATCAACGCAACGACGACGATTAAAGGCTGTTTCGTAACGAGCGTCAGCACCAAGGGCGGTACGACAGGTATCTTATATTCCGCGGGGTTATTTACCGGCGGGGATAAAAGCGTACAGAACTTAGATACGCTGAACGTTAGTTACTCAACCACGTTGACTTAATGGCTATCCTGCATAAAACCCGCGTCAAAGAAACGGCCAGCAACAAACCGAATGCGTCAACTGCGTTTTCCCTCCCGGGAAGCGCAGCGACTGGGTACCGGACGTTTGCTTCGGCTTATGCGAATAACGATCAGTTACCCTACCATGCGACTAATGGGACTAGCTGGGAAAGCGGTATAGGTACGTTTACAACGGGACCAAGCACTTTAACGCGTACAACTATTTTGGAATCCAGCAATACTAATGCGGCAGTTGATTTTAGCGCAGGTGCTGACGTTGAGTTGTTTGTTGAGTGGCCTGCTGCACAGGGTACATTATCTCAAGTTGCGAACGAGTCTCTCATACCGGGAGGGCGTTTAACTCTTGAATCTGGCGTCCCTGTTTCGACGACAGATCAGCTTGCCAAAACGACTGTATACTACACCCCCTATCTGCACAATGGCATCACACTATGGGACGGCGTACAGTGGCGGCCTGTTGAATTTACTGAAACATCACTAGCATTAGGCACGTTAACAGCTCTGTTACCTTATGATGTGTATGCTTACTTAAACGCTGGCGTTTTAACGTTAGAATTATTAGCCTGGACAAACGCAACGACAAGAGCAACATCGGTTACATCGCAAGATGGTCGTTACTGTAAATCAAGTGATAAAACGCGCCTCCTACTCGGCACTATTGCACCCATAACAACGACGACAATCGAAGACTCTATCATCAATAGACTTGTAGCTAACCTGTACAACGCAGTTCCAAGGGGGGTCAGATATTCCGCTGGCTCAAGTAGTCATACATGGACTCCAGCGGGTGCGGCGCTCAGGGAATATAACGGGTCATCGAACGTCCACGTTATGCGTTTTGTTAATGCTTTTACAATAGATTTGCCTCATGGATGTTTTGCTACATTAAACAGCAGCGTCACTTCATCCGTGTCGGTATTAGCTAATTTAGACTCAGACCCAACTGTTTACCCAACCGCACCAGGACAACCCGCCGGGGTATTTACCTCATTCACAACAGCTAATAACTGGTCTAGTTTTGGATTGTATATTGGGGTTGTTCCTGGATTTCACAAAATCACCCTATGTGAAAGAGTTGTGAGTTCAGGAGGATATACATTAACAGGCAACTTTGGATCTATGTGGGGTCAGGTTTTGCAATGATAAATTATATAAAAGTAGATGGTTTAGTCGGGGTGTCCGAAAATCAGGATGGGTCATACCGATTGGATTTGGATGACGGCACAACACGCCCAGCATCCCAGCTTGAAATCACGACCGCCAGACGCTTAAAACGAGTCTATGAAATCAACGCAGAGCGAGACAGACGCGAGCAAGCCACGTTTCCGTATATGAGCAAACAGGTGCAGTGCGATCCGATCTCAGTCCAGCGCATTTCTGTAGCCGCAACAACAGCACAGATGGCTTTGGCCGCAAACGTGCCATACTCAGTTGACTGGTCGTGTGCTGACAACAGCATATTGACACTCGACGCATTAGGTGTGCTAGGCATGATGCAGGCTTTAGGGTCGCATGGCGTAGCGATACATTACTACGCAAGAACACTTAAAGATCAGGTCGCGGTTTCGAGCGATCCAGAGTCAATCGACATTCTGACTGGATGGCCTAGCTAATGACCTACGGCATCGGCGGCTATGGTAGTGCTTCCTACGGCTCAGCCCCTATCACTGGAGGTACGTCACATAGCGTTTCCGCTACGGAGTCTACGACTAGCTCCGATGCTTTGGATGGCACAATACAATTCTTGGCCACTTCTCAAGACGCGACTAGCTCTACAGAGACAAGTAGCAGCGCCGCAGAATTCCAAGCAGTCTATTCTGACTCACAGACGATCAGTGATACGTCAAGCACAGGAGGTATACCGACCTCAGGGTCGATAGAAGAATCTGCGACGATTTCGGATCAAGGTAGTAGCAGCGCCGCAGAATTCCAAGCAGTCTATTCTGACTCACAGACGATCAGTGATACGTCAAGCACAGGAGGTATACCGACCTCAGGGTCGATAGAAGAATCTGCGACGATTTCGGATCAAGGTAGTAGCAGCGCCGCAGAATTCCAAGCAGTCTATTCTGACTCACAGACGATCAGTGATACGTCAAGCACAGGAGGTATACCGACCTCAGGGTCGATAGAAGAATCTGCGACGATTTCAGATCAAGGTAGTAGCAGCGCCGCGTTTACGGCGACCGTATCCAACTCGATGAGTCCAGACGATGTAACATCCACTCTGATATCTGCTGTGGCGGGTATCGCGGAAAGCCTAGCAATATCCGACACGACAAACTTCCTGGTAACACTCGTTGAAGCCTCTCTAACAGAGAGCTTTATGGCGACAGCAGACGCCACAAGTATTAAGCTTGCAGTTGCAGAACTTTCAGAAGTATTCACAGCCACTTCAGTTCACGGAGGTGGCTTGACCTACGACGCTATAGCGGCGGAACTCCTATCCCTGAGTACAACAGAGAACGGTGTGATAGCGATCTTTAAGATTCCGGCAGAAGTTGGAGTACAGTTCTTTGTCGAAACACTCCGAACCGTGGTAAAAATATCACCTGAATTAACTGTTGAAGTAGGATCGCAAACGGTAAGCTCCGTGGTAGACTACAATTATGTAACCGTTGACGTAAAGAACCCTTAGATGACTAAATTTAAAAGAGCCGTAGTTGCGACCATACTTTTATACGGCACAGGCTGCGCAGAGATTATTCAAGGCGATCTGATCGCAATGGAAACTGTCAGTAAAATGGTCGATACATACTGCAGACTTCCAGAATCCGCTCGTGCTGTTAACAGGGCGCGATGGAACTGGGCTTTGCAGCCGAATAAGATTCAAATAACTTGTGGTAAATAGGCTTATGGCGAAATTTATCGGGGATATTGAGGCGGCATTCACGCCTGGGGATAAGAGAGTCCGATTAGAGGACTCTTTTGCGTTTATATCAGACAGATACAGAACGTTTATCTGTGTGGATAAAGGTTTCGAAACAGATTTCGCGTCTGTTCCTAAGTTTCTTCACTGGTTCATAGGACCGACAGACACGAACATCCGAGAAGCTGCAGTTGTACACGACTTCATCTACTCACGACTGACGGATAGGTTTACCCGAAAGGAAGCCGACGACATCCTCGTTGAAGGCATGGAGGTTTTAGGCGCGTCTGCGTTTAAACGAAAAGCTGTATATGCCGCTGTTAGGATGTTTGGGGCGGGACATTGGGGTAAAAGAGCGATAACGGATTCGCGCGATGATTCACAAAACTAAAAAACTTGCTTTTACACCAAAAAAGACTGACGAAGTCATATTCGACTTTACGACAGAGGAGTTAGAAGCTGGCCTTGGAGACGTTAGATGGAGGTTAAACAACCTCTACTGCATCATCAATAAGCGAAAAGAGGTCGTCGTATACAGAGAGAACGAGGCTCAGAAGTACCTATACGACGGCATGCACACCCGCAACGTCATTCTTAAATGCCGAAAACTCGGATTCTCAACCGCTATTCAGCTCTTGATGTTGGATACAGCACTGTTCTCTCCTAATGAAACTGGAAGGGTTATCGCTCAAGATTTAGGCATCGCAGAAGCCATCTTTAGAGATGTGTTCAAGTTCGCGTATGACAGACTTCCTGACCCATTTAAAACGTCGCTACCAACGGCAAGCGATCCTTCTAAAACCGTTATGGAATTTAGAAACGACAGCCGCGTGGAAGTCTCCTCTAACGCTCGGGGTACGACACCGACGTTTCTTCACATATCAGAGTTTGGTAAGATCGCGGCGAAAGATCCTGGGAAAGCGAGAGAAATCATCACGGGGTCTATCACCTCGGTTGCCGAAGACGGCCTTATATTTGTTGAGAGTACGGCAGAAGGTCAGCAAGGTGAGTTCTACGAGATGGTGCAGAACGCCATTGCAACATCTGAGATGGGTGTGAGCTTGTGGAAACTCCAGTTCAAGTTCTTTTTCTTCGCGTGGTTTCAAAATCCGGATTATAAAGCGCCTGTTAGTGCGGTCACTCTGAGTTCAGAGGACGAAGAATATTTTGAAGAAATAGAGGCTGAAACCAAGTACAGGTTGTCTCCAGAACAGAAAGCTTGGTACACACTTTTCTTGAGAGAAACGTATTCAGGCGATCGCTCTAATATGTGGAGTGAGCAGCCTTCGACCCCATCTGAAGCGTTCAAAATAAGCACGGAGAGCGCCTATTTCAAAAATGAACTTAAAAATGCGCGATCGCAACGTAGGATAGGGTTGTGCCCACACGATCCGCACTACCCGGTAAGCACTTTTTGGGACATTGGGGCCAACGACGAAACGGCTATTTGGTTTATTCAGGCTAAAAGAACACATTTTTCAGTCATTAATTTCATAGAGGCGACAGGAGAGCCGTTCGCATATTTCGTAGGGTTAATGGCAGAAATGCCATACACTTACGGCTATCACTATCTTCCACATGACGCTAATCATAGAAAACAAGGCGCTTTGCGAAATTTGACTCCTGAAGAGATGTTAAGAGAACTCATGCCCTATTGGAAGTTCGATCTTGTTCCTAGAACACCGGATAAGCAAATGGCCATTCAGCAAACCCGCGAGGTGTTCCATCTTTGCGTATTCGATGAAAAGAATTGCGCTCTTGGGCTTAAACACCTTCAGAACTTTTTAAAAGACTGGGACCCAAGAACAGGTACGTGGAGAAACATTCCAAAAAAGAACGCTTCTCGAAATGCTGCAGATGCGTTCCTACAATTCGGACAAGCTAGAGCGCAAGGGTTGTTCGGGGAAGTATCGTCAAGTGTACTACCAAACGAGGTTAATTTGTTCGGAAGGGCTGGCGGCATTGACATCGCGCCGCTAGGGTTCTGAGATCGCAAAAGTGTTTTGAAATAGCTATAGAAATTGCGGAAAGCGAGGTTTAAAATACGCTTGTTTGCACTATAATAACGCCCTCTAGGAGAGCAAGATGAGTAAGACAAACGTCTACGTTGATTGGGATTTAAACCAAGTCACCGTAACTGAAGTACCGGCAACGCCGCCAAAACCCGTAAACGGCGTTATCGAGGTAAAAATTTCGGGCAAACATTTTGTAGAAGGTATTAGAATGAAAATCACAGCTTTATTCATGCAGGTCTTTGCACTAGCCATCATCGCAGCTCGCGATGCTTTCGGCAATCCTTTGGACGTTAACGCTTTAGGCAGCGTTGCATGGACAACTTCAGACCCATCAATCGCCAACATTGTTATTAACCAAGACGGAACAGTCTCGTTGGTTCCTACCGGTAAAGCGGGCGTCGTACAAGTTACGGCGACAGGTGATACCGATCCGAATACGCCGGAAGGTTTCATTGGTATAGCGGAATTCAACTATCTTCCGGGTGAAGTGGTGGCTATTGAACTTGCAGCTACGCCAGGAATGGCACAACCCGTTGTAGAGGAACCGGTGGCCCCTGTAGAGGAACCGGTGGCCCCTGTAGAGGAACCTCCTGTAGACGCGGAACCCGCAGCAGCATAATCGAACACGCGGTATGTCTACCACAAAGCCCTGGCCTTAAAACCGGGGCTTTTTCACAACCAGGATTCAAGAATGGCTGAAAGATACCAGTTGAGAATTGATAACCTAACTAACGATTACAATCTTTTCAAATACGACCCGGAGTACCGGAACACGACTTTCACACAAGATCGCACCTCACTTGACAACTTTAATTCCAGTTTAGTTGCCCACGCTGAAGCTAAAGCATTTGAAATGTATGGAAACAGAGATCGACATTTTACACGTCAAGCATATACCGAATACATCTGCGAAGTAGTGGATTTAGTAAAGCAAGTGTCAAACTCCTCAGTGGTGATAGCGGCTGCATGGTTAAGCGGCGCTATAGATTTAGAGGTTGAAAATCTTGCAAACCTATATACGATTTATGGTCTGCAAGTGGCTGCTATCTTAGATACAGTAGGTGAAATGGAATCTAGCGGAAATTCGTACAGAGATAGGATTGAAGAGATTCGCAAGTGGCGATATTGCGGCACTCAAGATGCTAAAACGATAAAACTGGCACACTTAGCTGTTGATTTAAGCACCATGCCGTTTTACGACAGAAAATATACTGAAACACTTATTTGCACCACAGTAGATCTTGTCGATGGACCACTAAGAGATGGCAATCGTTATCTAGTGGGAAGAGTACAGACAGCGGTTGACGTAGCCCTTAAAATCGTTAATCGTGAAAAGTATACAGAGGTATCTGGATTGACAGGGTTGCGAAAGAGAGGCTAAGTAACAGTTGACAAAATGCTTACAAATGCTAATATTTATTAACATTTACATAACGAGGAAGAGTCATGTGGTTGCCTAGCAGAAAGGCATCTTCCTTGCTTGGATTACACCCAAATACACTAAGGAAATATGCAGACAATGGAACAATTCCAACGATCAGAAACGCAGCAGGGCAACGGCTTTATGACGTTAGCTCTTACTTGCGAGAGCAAGTTGTTGCCAGCACAGTCTGTTATTGCCGAGTTAGCAGTGCCAAGCAACGGGATGACCTCGACAGACAAGTCGAACGGATGCAAGCAAAATTCCCTGAAGCGGAAATCATTAAAGACGTTGGATCAGGTCTCAATTTTAAAAGAAAAGGATTGCAAACCTTATTGGGACGACTTATGCGCGGAGATAAGCTCAAAGTGTGTGTTATTCACCGCGACCGACTGGCAAGGTTCGGAATCGACCTTATTCGATTCCTTATCGAATCCAACGGCGGGGAACTCCTGGTTCTCGACCCGTATGTTGAAAGCTCAAAAGAAGCCGAGCTTACTGCCGATCTTCTCGCAATCCTTCACCACTTCTCTTGCAGAATGCACGGAAGCCGAAGTCATTCGGGCAAAACGGATACGTGTTTATCCGAATCAACAGCAGCGTATGTTGTTGAAAAAATGGCTAGGGACTTCGCGCTATGTCTACAACGAGACAGTAAGGCATCTGAACCAACCAAAGGAGATGAGGCAGAGGCATTGGATGGGGGCGGCGAAGATAATTCTATCGACATTGCCTGAATGGGCAAAAGAAATTCCCTACCAAGTGAAGAAGATTGCTGTTGAAGATGCGTATAAGGCGTTTTCTAACAGCTGTAAGAAATGGAGGAAAACAGGGGAGCCGTTTTCGCTTTCATTCAGATCAGCGAAAACCCCACGACAATCCTGCTTTATTCCGTCATCTGCAATAAAGCCAGGAGGTATTTATCTGACCATTTTAGGCAAGTTAAAGATGGCTGAAATGATCCCCGATGATTTTAGGGATTCGCGTCTTGTCTTTGAACATGGCCGGTATTTCCTGATTGTCCCGTATCGAGTAAAAGTTATGCCGGTTGAGAACCAAGGCCGCGCAATTGCCCTCGACCCAGGTATCAGGACGTTTCTTACTGGGCATAATCAAGATGAGATGTTTAAAATCGGCGAAGGTGATTTTATGCGTATCGCTCGCATGGGTCGGAACATGGACAAACTCATCTCGAAAATGAGTAAAGCTAAGTCCCGTCAAAAATACCGTATGAAAAAAGCACTTAGCCGTATGAAATTCGAAGTATGGGACTTAATAGATGAGCTGCATTACAAGTCTATCCGGTTCCTACTTGACAACTATGATCTGATATTCTTGCCGACTTTCGAAACCAGCGAAATGGCTGCGAAGTCAACACGAAAGATCAGGTCTAAGACTGTCCGCGCTATGATGGGATTTTCTTTCCATAAGTTCAGTATGCGATTGGAATCCAAAGCGAAAGAATCTGGCAAAGTGGTTAAACGTGTGAGCGAAGCTTACACTTCCAAGACCGCAAGCTGGACTGGCGAAATCAAGAATCTAGGTGGTGCTAAAACCATCTCGTCAGGCGGTAAAACCGTAGACCGTGACGGGAACGGAGCGCGCGGAATTTTTATAAAGAGCGTTCGGGAATGTTTTCCTGAACTTTGTGAGATAACACCTTCTGCAGTGATTGCAGTTGCATAGGTTAGCAAATGGTAACAAATGTTAACTTAAATTTATCGGAAAATCTAACAAGATTGATGAAGAAAGAACGCGCGATGACTATTAAAAACAGCACTTTTTTGAACAATAGTCTGTGGATAATATACAATCTCTCTTATACGGAGGCGGCACATGGCTACGAACGACTACAATGAATTCGACTACCTTGAACTGTACGATCATGCAACAGGTGGTGTAGAGGAAGCATATCCAGTCTATGAATTTGGTGGAGGAAGAAAGGTTTTCATGTCAAACTATCAGGGAGAGGGCATCTACGGTAAACCGTTCCCGCATGCGCCTGATCCAGAATTAGCAACCAACACAAACCCCTAAACACATGGCTACACTTGAGAATATTAGAAACAGCACACTCATAACAGACACAGCGGAAGAGAAAGCTCTCGCTATACAGGCTTTAACAGTTCTTCGTAAACACTACCCTGGTTACAAATGGGGTGTAGAGTTTACACGCGCAACAGACTATTCTATTGGCAGCATGTTAATAAACATCGTAGACATCCCAACAGAGGTTAAGTATCTTATAAATCCAAAAGATCTTGACAGAGTAGAGATGAAATCCGTGATGCGCGGTGGTGGTCTGCTTTTAGAAGCGTTAGGATTATCCCCTCGTGGAGCCAGAGACACTGACGACGTAAGGTCTTTGATAAACACGCCTAATGGACTGATCCTGCCGGATGTGGATGCGGTGCCCGATAACAACCCTGGATATGAGAGAATAAAAGCTCAACGCAATCAATTTAACGGGATGTAAAATGCCTATTACTACAGATCCGCAAGCGCCGTTAGAAGGCGCAGACTATAGACCGGCGAGGGGTTATCAGACCCCTGTCAAAAATTCAGTTGATGGAATGGGGGCTATCAACGTCAATTCAGTTGTGACACCGGCGCAGAGCAGAGATCAACAGTACTGGGTGACAATTGCTAGAAACGCCTATGATTCAAGCGAGACATGGCTGCAAGCCTATCAAAGACATATCTGGAATCGGAATTTAGCACATTTCAGATCCGATCACGCTCCAGGCTCACCGATCACACTCGAAGGCAACAAGCACCGATCAAACTACTTTTTCCCTAAAACAAGAACGCTTGTAAGGGACATCCAGGCCGCCGCCGCCGCCGCATATTTCTCTAACATGGACGTGGTGTCCATAGAAGCTGTTGATCAAGATAGTGTCATGCAGGTTAACGCTGCAAGCTTTATGAAAGAGCTTTTAAACTATCGGCTATCCAATACAATACGATGGTATCAGACCATTTTAGGAGGGGTTTCTGAAGCCTCTGTAATGGGTGTCGTCGTATCAAGGCAATCGTGGGAATACGACTATGAAGATGAAGTCATCGAGCGTGTTGACGGTATGGAGTACTACAAGACACGAGTCATAAAAGACGAACCTAAAGTAAGACTCATACCCACAGAGAATATTAGAATATCACCTGCAGCCGATTGGATAGATCCTGCCAACTCATCTCCCTACATCGTCGAACTCATCCCAATGTTTCTAGGAGATGTTCTGGATCGAATGGAGAAAGGGGGTGATGCGAAAAGTGGAGAACCTGCTTGGAAACGCATCCCGGCGAACGGACTGTTATCTGCAGGGAATAGAGATAACATAGACCCAACAAGACGTGCTAGATCGGGCAAAGTAGACCCTAAAGCGAACATTACCGAAGTCGACAACCGATTCCGAATTGTCTGGATACATAGAAACATAGCGCGTGTTGGGGGTAAGGATTGGCTTTTCTACACGGTCGGCACTCAGATTTTACTGTCAGATCCCGTATTACTGAGTTCAGCTATCCCTTGGGCCGACGGTAACAGAGACTATGTTATCGGGTGCATTGAAGTAGAGCCTGACAGAGCAGTTCCAGAAAGCCCTGTTGGACTTGTGTCCAACATGCAACGGGCATTGAACGAGCTTAAGAACCAACGATATGACAACGTAAGACAAGTCTTGAACAGGAGAATGTTGTATAGATCTGGAGGCCACGTTGATGTAAGGGCGCTTTCAAGAAACACCCCTGGGGGATTGATCGGTGTTTCTGCAGCGGGTGCACTAGACTCACACGTATCTCCATTGCCGGTCCAAGATGTTACAGCCTCTTCGTTCCAGGAAGAGGATCGAATGAATCTGTCTATTGACGATTTATCAGGGTCAACAACAGGCTCTACGGTAAATTCAAATCGCAGAATGCACGAAACAGCCACCGGCATGAACTTGATGGCTGAATCGGGCAACAAGATTCGAGAAATGGAGCTTAGGACAATTACAGAAACCTGGATAGAACCCGTACTAAGACAACTCGTGCAACTTATCACTGAGTATGAAACAGACGCTACCGCGATGAAAGTTTCTGCTAAAAAAGCGGGGTTGCAAAGAGTTTATAAAGAGTTCTTCTCACAACGTTTCTGCGTATCTGTCAACGTAGGTATGGGGTCTACAAGCCCAACGCAACGCCTACAGAAGATTCAAACAGCGGTTGCCACAGTAACACAGTTAATACCCGATGCAGCACAGGCACTGAACGGCAAAGAGCTAGCCAAGGAGATATTCTCACAGGCTGGATACGACAACGGAGACAGATTCTTCAACTTTTCGAAAGTTCAACAGCAGCAAGATCCTGTTATGCAACTCAAGATGCAAGAACTTGAGATTAAAAGCCAGATAGAACAGGGTAAACTTGAAGTTGCTATGATGAAACTGCAACTTGAGAAAGACAGACAATCCCTGGAACTGGAAGAAATAAGACAGAACATAAAACTGCTTATCGCTAAAACAACTTCGCAAAACGTTACAGGGGTATACGAAGCTGCAAATACAGCAGCGGTGATTGCGCAGAACCCTGGACTCGCGCCTTCAACAGACGAGATTCTAAAGTCATCTGGATTTGTGGATCACAATGGGGCACCAACGGTTATACAACCTCCGGTAGCACCTACAGAACCACTTCCGCAAAACTCTCATCCTAATTTCCCACCTAATCCAGATGTGGGAATAGCTGCAGGAATTAATCAACTATGACAGATACAGCAGGCGTGTACGCCTCAGACCCAATGATGCAACAAGTGCAGCTTGGAGTTAATGTAGAACACTTCATAACGCAAGACCCGGTAGGACGATACCTCGTCGAGAGGGCTAAACAGAGTAGAGAAGCTGCGTTGGAAAGACTGGCAAGCGTAGATCCGACAAACGCACGATCAATCTCCGCGCTACAATATGAAGCTAAGATACCCGAGCTGTTTTTACACTGGCTCGACGAGGCTTTGGCAAACGCAGAAGCCGCAGAGGAGCAGATCCGAGCCGAAGACTTGGCTGCACAACATTATGGGGATGGGAATTTTCCGTTCGATTATTTAACCGTTTCTTGACATGCTATACTTAATTTAGTATCAATGTGGTAGACGATACTAACGTGTCGAGAGATGCAAGTACCTAAAGGGGATAACTGACATGGCTGAAAATACTGCCGATGGTCAAGAAGAAAAAGATAAGACGGTTGAAGAACCGACCCGTGACTTTTCTAAAGATCAAAACGCTCAAAAACGTTTAAAAGCGGGAAGACGAAGCTCGCAAAGAAACGCAGGTAAACAAATAGATTCAGAGGATAGCCCTGGCAAAGCTGAATCGTCTGAGATGCCTAAAGAGAACCCTGTAGCTGCAGCACAGGATAAAGCGGATATTCAAGCGGATATTCAAGGGTTCGAAGAGGGCGGTGAAGTGTCTAAAGAGGAAGAGCAAACTCCTACTCCACCACCACCAGCTAATCCAAATCAAGGATCTGGAGATCCTGATATTGATGCGATAACCGCACAGATCAAAGGCTCTAATTACAATTCTGAGGCTATTAAAAAAGCATCTGGTAAGTTGGGCAGCATTCTTGGATTTGAAGAGGGCGGAGAGGTTCCAGACGAAGGAATCATGGCTGAACCGCCTGCAGAACTTACCGGCGAGAACGAGGGTGGCGGGATCGTAGAAGCTGCGGCTCACGAAAAAGAAGAAATTCTGGAAACGCCTACTGACGAGCAAAACGAATCTCCTACCGAGCAAGAGCAGGAAATGGCCAAAGGTCAAGAAATGCACATGCCAAACGGTCAGGACATTGCTGAATACACTGCGCCAGAAGGCGACGCGCATGAGGATTTGATCGACGCCTATCACGACGCGATCATGTATGGAAACATGGAAGAGGCCAAAAAACTCTACAGACAGCTTCAAAACCACCGGTATGCGGAAAATGCGCACCGCACAAAACTGGATGGTAGAGCCGTGCAGGAAGAGAACGATTACCTCGTCGCAGCCGAAGAATTGGCAGCAGCACATCCAGAGCTAGGGGAAGACGGTTTGCCTGCACAAAAAGTTTTAGCGATTGCGGATATTTACAGAAATAACGGCATGAGTCCGGCGCAAGCCTTAAGACAAGCCGTTGCAGATCTATATCCCGATAACGCTAAAGCTCCGATGGCAGAACCTGCACCTGTGCAAAAACCTGCCGAGGAAATTGTGGAACCTGCTCCTGAAGCCGCAGCTCCTGAAGCCGCAGCTCCTGAAGAAGTTCCAACGGAGGTGGAAGTTCCAGATATGGAGGATCGAAACGTAAAAAAACGTGAAATCCCATCTACACCCGCGTCTGCGTCGGCTAAAGAAATGCCACCAGAGCCTCCAAAAACGCCTAACAGAAGTGATGCCATCACTGAAATGAAGCGTAAAAGAGGGCAAGCTTAGTATTTAACTTGTCGAGAGACATTTGATTTGTCGAGAGACATTAATTTAGAAGGTATAAAATTATGAGTGGTCAAGTTTGGGCTGTTGCTGATGAAGGCGGGTATATGTGGGCTCCGAATCTTTCGGAATATTTACGCCTGCAAAATCTTCCAATTGTTAAATTTCGTCAGCTTTGTGATGTAAAAGAAAATGATGCCGACGGCAAACCGTTGGTTGGTAAAGGTCGTGGCGAGAAGTGGTACTGGAACGTCTATTCAAAACTGTCTAACAAAGGCCGTGCGATTGACGAGACAGAACGCATGCCTGAGTCTGGCTTTAAGGTCACTCAAATGTTCGGAACAATTACCGAGTTTGGACAAGCGGTTCCATACACCGGTAAGTTGGATGACCTGTCAGAACAACCTGTTAAAGAAATCATCAACAAACTGTTAAAAATCGACGTTGCAGAAGCGTTCGACGTTGCAGCTTTTGCTGAATTTAACAAAACACCGTTAAGAGTCTCTCCTACGTCCGGTACGTCAACAACGTCTGTAGATTGGACAGTTAACGGCGTAGCGAATACTACTAACAACGTAGCTTTCGGTAAAGGGCATGTAGAACCAATTGTGACCCAAATGAAAGAACGCGGTATTCCAGCCTATGAAAATGGCGATTACCTTGCGATTTCACGTCCGTTTGCACTAATCCAATTGAAATCAGATTTGGAAAGTATCCAGCAGTACTCTGAAACCGGGTTGGTCATGTTGAAAAATGGTGAAGTTGGTCGATACAGAGGTGTTCGATTCATTGAGCAGACACACATCCCTCAAGGTGGTGCCAACGACTCAACTACGTTCAACGCGCAAACAGGTACTGCCGATGTTTGGAACAACGCAAAATCCGACTGGATCTTCTTCATGGGTAATGACACCGTGGCAGAGGGCATCGCTATTCCTGAAGAAATTCGCGGTAAAATTCCAGACGATTACGGTCGAGGTCGCGGCATCGCTTGGTACGCCCTCGAAGGGTTTGGCTTGAGTCACCCTAACGAAAAAGATGCGCGTATCGTTAAGTGGGACTCCGCTCAGTAATCGATAGGTTATGAGCATAGTGGCGGCTATCTCCGCCACTTTTTAAAAAGTTTTTATAAGAGGAACAGAAATGTCTTATAGCAATCCAAAATCCGTAACCTATTCTCGTACTGTCGGTACAACCAATGCTACGTGGGCGGTTACACCACCTCCAGGCTGCACACAGTGCCGTGTACAAAGTATTAACGCGTCTGTTACCACCTCGTACAATGCGGTTACGACTTCTGCTAAAGTGCAAGTTGGTGTAGCTAATAACTTGGCAGTCGGTGGTCAACTCGACCTTGGTACAACCGCAGCGGGTTCCGCCGCCGGTTTTACAGTGAACAAAGGTGTTAACCCACTCATTCCGTTAATCGATGTATCGGGTGCTGCAGCAGCTTCTACGGTGAATTCCGCGCAAGCAGCTATCGTATCCAACGGACCTGTTTTGATTACGTTCGTAGCCAACACAGGTGGCACACCTGCAGGTGCAGGGGTCGTTGATGTGACACTGGATTGGTTCTAAGCGTATAATAGATACGCTACTACCTTTCAAAAAAGCAGCAACCAATTAGGAGACTACAATGGCTGACTTCAATCCTGATAAATATCAGAAATTCCAAGGCCACAAAGGCGGAGATTCCGGCACGTCTGCCGGTGTTCAAAGCGGATTGTCCAGTGTGGAGAAGATTTCGAGAGGATCTTCTGAACCTGAACAACAAGGCCACGGAGTGACGTTCCGTCAAAATCCATCTGAGGAATCAGCGGGTTCTGACATGGGCAAAAACTTTAAGATCAAGTATTAAAAAGTTATGAACCTGTCCATAGTAATGACTATTGACGAACAGCCCGATAATAATCGGGCTGACTCACATAATCCTTTAACAGAAGGGTATATAGCAGAAGGGTGTGCTTCAGATCCGACCGGATCAGCCTGCTACGACGTGTCTGTAGAGACAAGTTACGGTGGCGGAAGACGGTTCGAATGGGAAGAAACAAACACCATGACTAAAATACCTTCGAGGCATAGAAATGGCTAAAACTATAGATTTTAACAAGCCTTACGCTACAGTTCACGGAGTTCAGAATAGCGCCGTGTACTCTCAAGAAGGTTCGTATTTCAACGCTTCAGGCAAAGCGATCGACATGGAAACAGGTGATGAAGCTGAAGAGCTAGAAGTTGAACCTGTTGAACCTGTTGAACCTGTTGAACCTGTTGAACCTGTTGAACCTGTTGAACCTGTTGAACCTGTTGAACCTGTTGAAC